TAGTTACCCAAGCATCATATCTTATTCTAATAGAAAGGTCGTATTTAAAGTTGTTTTCTTTTTCATAGTCTTTTTTTAACTCGTTGGCTTTATATATATTATATAGCTGTCCAATATAATTATGAGCATACCACCCACCTGTTACTTTGTGTTTAAATTGTCTTTTCAGAGATTTGCCTCCACTATACTTTCTTTGGTGTTCTATAAGTCCAGAAAGATTGGCAAGCTCCTTCCTCTTTTCATTGTTATATATTTCGTAATTATATTTTTTAGGCTTGTATAAACTTATAGCTTCTTCAAACGTTCCTTCGTCTTCAAAATCCACCTTGTGATGCCTGATTTTGCTATCCCAACTACTTAGAAAGAAATCATATTCACAGCCATTCACTGAAAACAAATGCTCAACTAAATTTTCATAACAGCTTTTAAACTGCCTCAAAGATCCTGATACGCAAACCGCCACCCTCATAGATAACTTCTCCACAAATCTGCATAGTCTACGTCTTGCCAATTTTCAAACCAAGGCCCGCCATTTGTGAAATGGATAACGGCTGGTGGAGTCTTTGGCTTGTCGTATTCACCTTCAAGCCAATTCCACTCTAGGGGAATTTCACCAATCAGGTCATCAGTTAGAAACTGAAACCTATGCAGATAAGCTCCAGTTTCTGTGCTAACGATTTCTGGCGTTAGAACTTTGTTAGATGGATGAGCGCAGTTCCACAGAACACAACTAGACCAGTTCTTTCTAGGGTATGACACTTGCTTCTCCCCATCCATCTTAATGGAATTTCTAGGAGTGTAATCATGCTTAACACACATTAGTGCATAGTCATCATTAGCGTGGGCAAACAGTTCCGCCACATCTTTTGTAAACAAGAAGTCACAATCTATAAACAAAGACCATCCATCGTAACTAGAGAGGAAGGGCGCTAGAAACCTTGTGTATGTAAACTCTACAGACCCAACTTCTGGCTGCTCTCTAGAATAGAGATTCTTCTCTATTAAATCCTCTCGCTTGATTGGCTTAATGTCCAGACTTTCACTTGTGTACTTTTCTAAAGACTTGACACAAACATCATAAGCCTGCTCTTCTCTGCTATCCCACCCGATAAAAATTCTAAGACTCATTTAAAAATACCTCCAAATCTTCTGGTGTTCCAATGCCCCACATTTTTTCTACATCGAATATTTTAATCTTCTTTTTACCTTCTATGGCTTCATTGAAGACGGGGCAAACGTAAAACTCATTATTAACTCTTTTATCTTTTCTTATCATTTGTTGGGCATATTTAACATAGTCACTTCCCTTGGCCCAATAATATATACCAACCGTAGCCTTATTGCTAATTGGTTTCTTTTCAGCTACCTCAGAGACAAAGCCATCCTCTCCTAACTTGGCAAAGCTCCATTTAGGATGCACAGACTCAAATGTTAGAATACCGGCATCCACCGCAGAAGCCTGCATAGAATAGAGAAACTCATTGCTATTCCAGTTAACAATTTGGTCTGAGTTTGCCAATAGTAAGGGTTCATCATTATTAATAAACTTTTCAGCAAGAAGGGTGGTGCAGGCAGCCCCTTCGGTTATGCCATCGACCTGAATAATTTCACAGTCTGGAGAAATCAAGTTGAGAAGATATTGTAAGCTATATTTTTCATAATGCTCTTTTTGAACAATAAATATGTGCTGAGCTTCAATGTTTAAATTTTCAACAATAGCTTGAATCATTGGTTTTCCATTAACCTCAATAAGAGGCTTGGGAAAAGTATATCCAGCTTTTGCAAATCGAGAACCAGCACCTGCCATTGGAATTAAGACTTTCATATTTCCACCCTGCCACTTTGGCTTAATAGGGGTTTGTTTTTCTTCCACCCTTATTACCTCTTCCTTTATTTTATTTAATACCACATCTTGTAAACCTCTAACACCCATTACCGAAGCGCCAGATTTTGCAGCAGCCTCTCTTCCTATATGAGAATCTTCAACTATCAAACATTCTTCAGGATTAACTCCGGCATGAATCATGCATTTTAGATAAATTTCAGAATGTGGCTTTGGGTTCTTAACGTCTTCATTAGAAAAATACTCATCAATGTATTCCATATATCCAGCTTTTAGTAGCATTAATTTGACACTAGATCTAATTGAGTTTGAAGCACAGTATATTTTATACCCATCTGCTTTCAACCTCCTCAAAGTCATAGCTATCACTCTATGGTCTTCTGCCTTAACCACTCTCGGTATTACTAACTCCGTAGACTTTTGTTTTTCTTTCCAGACATGCTTATGGAATGAAAGAGGAAGTCCTTTTTCCTTAGAAAGTTTCATTAATTTTTTGGATGTCGGTAGGCCATCATAGCTAGACAGATGTTCTTTTTCATTTATAGTATAAGACTCATCCATTTTACGGAGAGCGTCATTTAAAGCCATATAGTGTATGTCTCTAGCTTCTACCAAAACTCCATCTAGATCAAAAATAATTAACTTAATCATAGTTTACGCCTCTTAATGTCATGGGAAATTTTACTCTTTTAATTCTAGCATTGTTTACAGTCAAATGATGTTTTAACATGGTTTCAGGCCATGCTCTTTTTATACTATCTATTTCTGAGTATTTTTTAACATAATGATACAAAGATGAGTAAATCCACATTTGATCTGGTGGGCCAAAAGCAAAGGCGTCTTGACACCCTCCAGAATCTAAGCCGTGAGGTATTATTAAATTCCCTTTCATGGCTTGGTTCAAATATTTTTCTTTAATTTTTTCTTTGTAGTTAATCTCTGTCCTACATCTAAAAATAATGTCATACTCGCTAAAATTTAACATATTAAAACATCTAGAAATGGAGTAGAGCATACACATCATGCGGTTTATTTGAGCCTTCTTTTGATACAGTCCGCATTTGGACAGCCTCTTCTCATATAGGGATGAGAAATCATTATCACTTAAAAAATCCTCACAAGATGCAAATTTATACTTATGTGGCTTATACATTTGTAAAAATTCATCTTTGTTTCCATCTACCGTTTGTCGGTGGGCGTATTTAGTGTTTGCGTCGATATGCGGGAACTCAAGTCCGGCAGTCACTATGCCGCCTGTCCGCTGGAATTTCTTCTTGGCCAATCCCACCTTTTTCTTTGAAGACCAATCCCACGCACGAACATATAAATCGGCATTGGTGGGCAAAATAATATTATCAAAAAGGGATTCGTAACAACCTTTATAATCCCTAAGCTGACCCGATAAACAAACTGCCACTCTCATAATTTGTGCCTTGTTGTAATGCTTTGCTCGCACTCACTAAAAATACCCTTGTCGTGTATAATCTTTGGAGCAATGAAATATGATTTTATATACTTATGAAAAAACGCATTGAATTGGGCATCAATGGGGTCGATTGGGTCTAGTCTTGTTATCGCATCTAAAACCCCTCGACTAAGTATAACACCATGTAAGCCACCGACCCTGCTTACGTCTCCAGTGCCAGCACTCTTTTCTTCACTCCAGATTTTTTCTACCTCGTTATTAAATTCATCACCCTCATCTCCCATCCACCAGCCCAGATAAAGCATGTCGTATTTTAATTCTAAAATAGTATCTTCTAGTTGAGAAACAACATCATCAAACCTGTTGGTAAAATAAGCGTCGTCTTCTAAAAACAAAACTTTTTCATCCTCACCTTCCAAAGCTTTTTTGGCCATAGCCTGATGAGACAAAAAGGCGTTACAGTGATGCGATCTTTTTATCTTTGTTTCTTCTACTGTGTTTGATGAATGACCACCATAACTCCAGCGGTCAATTGGCGGTTCGTCTAAGTCAATTCTATCGTAACTATCCGAATCAAATATTTCACCTTTACCAACCAAGAAGCGATTAAATTTCAACCCCTTGCCTTCACATTGTGATTTCAAATCAAGCCAATGTTCTTCTCTTTTGTCTAGACATAGACAGTAAGCGTTTTTTATTCCAAACATTACACGTTTCCTAATACATAGTTTGCCAAGGCTTCGGTTGTTCCATCTCTACGCAACCACGAATAAAACTCATCTCTGAAATGTTCCCACAAGCCAAGATTAAAATTAACAAATTTACCCGGATCATTTTTGTTTATAACCCCACAATGAGGAAGGGGTTTGTTTTCCCACTGACCAACTGTAAGGTTTGGTACACCCCCCAAGATATACTTAGCTTTAATGAGCATCTCTTTGGGAAGATTCCAAAGTGTAAATTTCGGACAATCCTCTATGTCTACAAAGAATGGAACAGAACCATTTGCTATTATTTCATAATGACGAAGGGTATCCCAGCCTCCCTTTTTTGAAGTGTATGAGAAATATGCAGTTTGATACATCTCGTAATAACTTTCTTCCGTCTTGTATATGTACGTAGACATGTAAGAGGGGTCAATTGATTGATTGACTGGTATTAGGGGAGCAAAGAAGGCATCTCTTTTTGAGTCATCTAAACTTCTTATTTTTTCTTCAGGAATGGCAAATGAAATTGGTTTAGCATATTCTTCATGGTGATCTTTCATTTCTCTTTTGTAGTATGTACACAAACTGGCTACGTGTTCATTCAGATGTTCTTGATCCCACCCATCCACAACAATAATCTGCCGTTTTTCAAATCCATTGTTTCTTAGAAACTCTATAACCTTAAGGAGGTATCCATCCTGTTTGTTCATGGTGTGGTGAATGGGCATAACTACAGCGTCATACTCAGTTAAGTTTTCCACTTCTTTGTATTCATAATCTTCTTCGTTAAGAAGTCCATACATGGTAAAACCACTGCCCCATATTTTATTAAACAGGTGGGGGGTTTCTTCTTTTTTGTCTTTATGATGCCACCAAAGGTCATGATCGGTGTGAACATCTTTCCCCAGTTTTTTAACCAATCCGTGGAATAGCATGTCAGATTGATAGTCTGACACCATATTAGCGCTAGATGGCTTTAAATCTTTAGGCATTAAGGGGCTAAATAGAATTTTCACTTAGCTTACTCACAATGTCTATAATGGTTTGCTTTGAGTTGTACTTTGGCTTCCATCCCAAGTCTTTTATTTTTTTGTTGGAAACGGATATCATTTTATTATCACCCTGCCAGTTTGATGAATCGCCAAGCCATTCTATGCGTTTGTGATTATTAAGACCTGTCATAACTGCTTTTGCTACTTCTTCTATGCTTATTTGGTCATCTGGAACGATGTTGTACTCCCCTGTTTTGTTAGAGAGGCCAAGCAAAACTAAAGCACTAATCAAGTCATCTATATGACAATAAGGCTTGACAGAACCGGGAGAACTTCCGAGTGCTTGCAGTGTAGGATTATTTAAGATTTTTCTAATGAAATCATGAATAACCCCGTGGGTAAGCCCACGACCAACGGTTGCACACATACGAGCCGACACGCCTTTAATTCTTCCTGTGCTGGTGTGGTATCTAAGTATTCCTTCGGAAGCTCGCTTGGTCATTCCATAGATAGAAGTTGGTTCTGTTCGATCCTCTTCCGTGCATGATCTTGCTTCCCTACCGGGAAAGTCAGAAGACCCTTGTTCAAAAATCCAGTCTCCATAAACAATTACAGAAGAAGCTAAAACAACCTTGGCTCCTTTGGGTGACCATTCACAAACCTTTTGTGTGCTTAAGATGTTGTCCTGTAAAATTTCAAATATTTCATCGCCCTCCATCTTAACGGTGGACTTGCTGGCTAGATGGAATATGGTTTTTGGCCTATGTTTCTTCATTACCCTTTTAAGGTCATAGAAGTTAGGCTTGTCTGTTTGTGAAAATCCCAAATCAATAGCGTAGCTTTTCGACACAAAGGGCGATACGAAGTTTTGCCTTGTTACAGAAATAATATCGCCAAACACATTTCTCTGAGCGTAGAGCTTTTGAATTAGGTTTCTTCCAACAAAACCACTAGCCCCTGTAACTAATGTCGTCATTTTACTCTCCGATGTATTCTTTTAGTTTTGCTAAACACTTTTCTGATTCTTCCTCCATACCCAGCTCAGAAAATATTTTTGAAACCCTGTGAAAATAGGTATGTTTAGACATAACACATTTAAATCCGGCTTCTATGTGTTTGTCTCTTTCTTCTGGATACCTTACGTAATAATCAACAAGCTTCTCAAATTCTTTTGGAGTCTTTGCAAATATGACTTCTTCGTTTGTAAAAATTTCATCAGCCATAGATTTCACATAATCTGATATACAAAAACCTCCACTCATTAAAACTTTGAATGGCCTCTCTATAATATCATATCCAAAATCTTGAGAATGTGGCTCACTGATATTTGGGGAAACCACAGACGACCTAAAAAGAATCGGGGCGTTTTGTGGGGAAATCTTACCCATGTATTGCACAACAGGCCAGTCAGAACTACCAAAAATTTTAACCTTGTATTTACCAACGGGGTGGCACAATCTAAGTAAGTACTTATCGAGATTCTGGGCTTTGTAAGGCCAATAACCACCAATGAAACCAACATCACACTTAAGAAGAGGTGAGGGGTCTGTTATGCCATACTGAAAAACATCACCAGCGTGTATCAAGGAGACAGGACGAAGGCCAATATCGAGCCATTTATTGTGCGTAACCTTCATCCATTTATCGGTGTAGTGATTATGGATGAAGTCTGGCTTTCCTGTTTCTTTTTTAAGATCCTCTAAAAGTTTCTTTTCTTTTTCAGAAGCAACTAAAACAGGATACTTTTCAAGATCTATTTCCTTTTGCATGTCTCCCCAGTCAGAGGCGCGCATTACAACTTTAAGATTCGGTCTTTCTTTAATACATTGAAAAACAGACCTATTTAGATTATAGGTTTGCCCCATGAAAAGATCTGGTTCGTATTCATCAAAAACGTCGTATGCTGAAACACTATCTTTGTCCCACAGTTCAACGTTATGCCCCATGTACTGAAAGACTCTAGCCCAAGACATTCTTATGTGATAATGAGCATGGGGGCCATCACTACTTATTAGAATTTTCATATTGTTCTACCGCTTTTTGAGCTTCTTTTTGTTGTTCGAATGACCCCAGTTTAATTTTGACTTCACCCTCAACGTAATACCAAGCGTGCCATTTATAATTATTATGTATGTACGCCCAGTAACCTGCACGAGTCATCATTTTAAATCCTTCAATGAGTCTATTTCTTTTATTATCATTCCTTTAGGTTCTATTGATTTTATCGTACACCCCTTACCTATCATAAAATTAAAAAGCTCAAAGGGGTATAGCTTGCTTTTTCTTCTGTCTGAACATAAACTCTTTAGCATTTTAAATTCTTGATTTTCAAAGAATGCAATTTGTGACCATTTTTTTGGTAGGCCATAAGCAAATCTGGTTATTTTTTCATCAACCACGGTTACTCCAACCTCTTCGTTTTTGAATTGACTTTTTGAATCAACTATAGCACAAGATCCGTCGTTTGTAATGTTTCGTATTGAGTATACATTAAAAACCAAATCACCATAAACGATTAAAACATTATCTGTAACGCAAGCGTTTATTCCTACTCTTAGACTTTCAACAGTGTTTGTTGTTTCGTAATCATTGTTTTCTACTACTCTTACATTAGAAGGAAGGGATTTTATTACTTTGTCAGATTCGAATCCAGTCACCACAACAATGTCGGAATATGGATATTCTCTTTTGACGTTATTAACAATTTTTTCCAGTATGGTATCCCTACTGTTGGCTGGCAGCAAGCATTTGGGGCCATAAGATTTCATCCTATGACCCATTCCTGCTGCGGGTATGACAACACTCAGGCGGGTATTTTTATCAACCCCCGCGCCCGCTTTTGTAATTGGAGATGTAAACCTATTTGGCATTTATTCTTTGCTGCATTTTTTCCATAACCTTTATCCAGTTTTTTTGCCAAACCTCTTGATTGACAACAAAAGAAGAATTGTCTCCAGTAACCCTAACAAGCGTTAGAGATTTTGGAACGTGGGCTATAATAAATTTTTCACTTATACGCATCCATAAGTCGTAGTCTTCACAGGTTCTCATTGTTTTATCGTAATAGCCAGTTTCTGCTTCCAGTACAGACTTTAAGGCTTTTGCTGATATTAAAGATCCGCTATGAACAATACATTCCTGAACCAATCTTCTACGGTGGTATGGCTCTTTGTATTCTCTAATTATTTTTTTAGTTGAGACATGAAAGGTGTCGTAATCACCATAAACCACACCAATTGCTTCTCCACCAGATTCAAAAACCTTTACGCATTCTGACACCTTATTTTCATACATTTCGTCATCAGAATCTAGAATAGCATAAATATCAGTATCGTTTAATGTATATTCTATGCCAACATTTCTAGCTTGGCTTGGGCCACTGTTTTCGTTTTTTATTGCTACTACTTTAGTGTTTCCAAACTTGCCAGCAGAAGTTCTAGAAAACGTAACATCAAAGCGTGAGTGAATATCTTTAGCTGGGTTATTTACATAAGGAGTAATAACATCCCAAGACCCATCGGTAGATCCGTCATCAACGATACAAATCTGCAATGAGCCGGGATAGTCCTGATTAACAGCACTTTCTATTGCTTTCTCTAGATATTCTTCGTCGTTGTAGTTTGCTATTAAAATAGTAACTCTAGGCAGGGTCATTTAATTGCTCCCATGTCCTTACTACAGTTGTAGTGCCGTCTAGTTTTTCTGCATTTTTTATTTTTTCTTCTAGTGACTCGTTTACATTTCCCGCCATGTATTTATGAATCATGCTTAGGGCAGTGAGACCATTAACGCCGTCGTAACCTTTAACATACCCGATTTTCTCTAGTTTTTCGTTTATGTTTTTGTTGAGTATCCCAATTATCCCAGACTTAACTGTTTTACCACATTCGATTACGCTATAGTATCCACTTTGAGAATTTGCAAAAGCTTCATCAATTGCATGAAGATCGTCATGCGGGTCAAGAACCTGCATAACCCTGAAGCCTATTTCTTCGTCGTGTTTTTTCATTATTTCTTGTGATTTTTCAATTAGGTCTGCATATTTCAGATATTCTGATGGCAAATTTCTAACAATGATAATATAATCACCGCCCTCTTGAACAATACTGTCGATAGTTTTTTCTAAACCATCGTTGGAATCCTCGTTTACAAGCACAAAGAATCCCACGCGAGGTTTTGTCTCTTCTTTTAGCACGTTTAGCAAATCTTTACCTTCGTGTATAACTGACCACTCTTCCTCTCTGTATCCAGCACACCAAGCTTCGATAACATAAAATTCATTTTCTTCTAAGTCTTCTGCCTCGATGATATTTATATTCTTGCTTCTGTAGGCATCAAGTCTCCCTGCGGCACAACCAACTTGCGTTTTTTCTTCATACGTGGCAAAAACACATTTTTGACAATTTGTAGTTAAAACCTGCGCCCCCTGCTCTTCAACGGGAGAGAAGTCTGTTATGTTGTTAATTTCTGAATCTGTCACGGTCTTATTGCCTCCACGGTAAACCTAGCTCCATTGAGCCTTTTTTTAGTTATTTGAAAATTATCTTCTCTTAAAATATCAATTAGTTCATCTATAGTAAAGCTACTTAGTTTAACATCCCAAGGCTTTTCAAAATTCCCATGAATTGCTTTGTTAAAAAAGTCTATATCCACATCTTTTTTATAAAACGATCTTGCAATCTCATAAGCATCTATTTCGGATACTGTTATAGTACCCTCATGTCTGATTTTTTTCATGTATTGTCTAAATACCTTTTTTGCTTCTTCTTTTTCAAGGAAGCCCAAAACATGATCAATCACAAAACTTTCACAGGAGGCGTCGTCTACATATTCGCTTATGTCTCTAATGTCAACGCCCACGTCGTCGAATTTTGTAATAGGGTCTATATTAAAATAGCCACTTAATTTTTCTGACTCACCAACACTGATTCTTACTTTCATCCTAGAAACACCTTTTTAGAAGCTGAGTGTAATATAAAGTCCCATTTTGAAGCAAACTTATCCACAGAAAAACGCTTTACAATAGTTTCTCTTGCTGCCTCACCCATTTGCTTAGCTAAATCTTCGTCGTTTAATAAATCAACAACATATTGTTTTAACTCATTTTCATCATTACTCATAAAACCATTTACGCCATGCTCTATTACTTCTGGTATCATGCAAGTTTCGGTAGAAACTACAGCACACCCACAAGACATCGCTTCAAGCAAGACTGTGGGGATTGGCGAGATAGTTGATGTATTAAGAAATATTCTGCTGGACTGATAGGCAGAAACAAGATCTTGAGTGGATGATGCTGGCTCTGACAATCCGGGTGTGTCTCCCAGCACCCTATGGGGTAAGTCCTTTATTACGTTTTGCCAAATATTAAAACCACAACACCAATCTCTATTAATCCAATCATTGACGACAGAGAGTGCGTGATCTTCTCTTTCTATAGATTTGTCTGGCTTGAATAATTCTGTATCAACCCCATGTGTTATAACAAGAGTGTCTTTACCTTCTTCCCAACCCCAAGCTTCAATGCTGTGTCTTGATATAAAAAGGTTTAAATGACCCCTCATATTTCTAATAGGCTCTAGAATGTCTGACCCCCAGTTAGGCACTGGTAGAGTGTGTTCCAAACTAATCATGGGGAGGTGAAGAAGTCCAGCCATCTTCTTTGCTATTTGATATTGGCCAAATTTATTTTGAGATAGAATGACATCAAAGTCAACATGGTCGGGTATTTGATTTTCCCCAAGCTCTGGGTCTAGCAAGAAATAGTTTTCTGGAACTGGAGCATAGTTAGTATTCCAGTCTTTTATTCCTTCTGCCCTGTAAGCATAAAAATTATGCCCACATTTAGCCATCATGCTTTCATATCTTTCGTGAGTAGGAAAGGTTAGAACATTTAATGGCTCGTTTATTCTTCTTGTGGCCGCTCTTGTTATTGAAGATACCGGACTAACCATTTAGCAACCCCTTTATAATAGCTCCTACTTTTTGATGAGAATAATTATTAACTTGCTTAATGCCGTTCTCTTTCATTTTGGTCAACTTGTCTCGGCTTTCATAAACATGTCTCATAACTTTCTTCATTTCATTAATGTCAATTGAACACCAGTTTTCGTTTGAGGTGAATATATCCTGAAAGGTTTCATTCATTCCATAGACAGGTTCCTGATTACCCTCTATTAACCAACCAGCATCGCCAATAAAATCAGCCATACCTCCAACATTTGTACATATAGGAGTTTTTCCAAACCCCATAGCGTCAAAGGCTGGTATACACCAAGCTTCGCCATAGCTAGGCATAACAAAACAATCGCAGCTATGGTGAAGCCGCATTAAGTCCATTTCGCTAAGCCTGTCTGTGATAATTAAATCTTCCTTGTAATCCTTTAGATTTCGATACTTTTTGAGTTTGAGTTTGACTTTATTGCAAATATCCCTAATTTTTAAAGCACAAGCCTCTGAGTCTAGTCCGTATTGACTAGACTTTATAACTATTGATACTGGTTCAGATTTATCAAACTCAGAATGAAAAGCTTTTAAGAACGCTACAAGATTTTTTCTTTTGTTCAAGTCTCCGATGAAATAAAACTTAAAATCATCGTCGCTTAAAAAGTCTATTTTTTCATAACCCATCTGAAACTTCTGCATGTTCGTTGCGTGTGGAACAACGTGTATTGGTATGTTTACACCACTCTCTTTTGAAGACTTAACCATTTGATTGTTAATCACCCACGCTTCGTCTAAAAAATTGATTCGCCTTGACCATCCAGAATCAACAAAATTGCTAGTTTCCGTAGCGTAGATCGCTATATTTTTCTTGAACCTTGGGTTATAATCCATTAAATGCGGAAGGACATGCTGTATGCAAATGTCACAACCGCTGACGTCTTGTCTTTCTAATTGCTCAATTCTTTTTGGAACGCCCTCTATTGATCCGTTTAGTTTTATCGGTCTAGGAACAATTTGGATTCCAGCGCTATCAATAGACAAAATATAATCTATAGCGGCTTGCGCCCAACCAGTTCCGTCTCTGTAGCACCCTATGTATAAAACCTTCATTGGATAGACTGACTCCTAGCTAGTTCCCATTTATTTCTTCTAAGACACAAACCTACCATCATGTTGTAAGCTTCTTCTTTTTCAAACTTTTCAAACGCAGGCTTAATAAACTTGTAAGAATCTTCGTTTAGATACAAATCTCCTGTTCCGTTTATATACATCCCATAATTCAAATCTCTTATCAGTCTAGACTCAAAAAAGGTATTCAGTCTTTCTGGCTCTCCTAGGACGTTTACTATTAACCATCTAGCGTATTCAGACGTGGAAAGATCGGATGGGACTTTTGTAAGTGGCTGGTGAATCCTCGGCGGTGATTGCCAAGTTTCTGTGATTGGTTTAATTTCAACAGAGTCAAAATGATCTTCCCATTTTTTTGCTGTTTTGTCCCACTGGTAGTATTTTTTAAAATTAAGATTGGAGTTCTTTGCTAACGTTTCTCTCTCGGTGTTGTCCATGTCGAAAAACTTTTGTATTGTTTTTGCTGCGTGGTCATTATCAGGAACAGCTCTGTCACAGCCAGTTTCTACTTCGCTATAAAGAGCCTTAACCTTAACAGGAAAGCCCCCCAGTTTTCTAACCACGCTACTCATGGCAGAATAATCAACGCTCATAACAGGAACCCCACAGGCGGCAGCTTCTACTTGTGGAAGACCAAACCCTTCACTACTTGCGTACTGTATATACAAATCAAACAAGTTCATTACGCTAGCGAGATATTCACAAGACGCCCCTTTTTGCACGCTAGACAGTCCGGCTGCAAAGCTATTGCAATTTTGACATTTTCTCCTAGCGTCAGAAAAAAAGGCGGGAAATGTATGCTGACATACGGAGCAAACATAAGTAAAAACAACCTTGCTTGAAAGATTATTCTTCAGCAGAAGCTTTGGTATGTCCCAACCCAAATCTGGATAGCTTGTGTGACAATAGAGAAGCACGTCTTTTCTTTGAGATGTGTCCAAGAATTTTCTAAAGGTTTCAAATAAATCAGGAAACAGTTTGCGTTTTTGATTTCGCATAACAGTACCTACAAATTTAACATTCTTGTCAAAGCCCATTGCCTCTTTATGAGCTTCTTTGTCTTCAACTGGCTTATACATCGCATCCGCAGAGGGTGGGGCGGCTCCTAAGCATTTGATAGTGTTATTCGACTGACTTTTAAGAACTTCGTGGCCCCAGTCAGAATAATTGAATACTCCATCAGCACTTGCGAACGTTTCTATCCATTGTTCGTTTTGAGGGGATGCGTCAACAGTGGGCATAATCGCCCAATGAAAGTACTGTCTGTAAGGAGAACGGTTTTGATAATCAAACATCCAAAAATCACGAATGTCGAATACTATATCTGGCAAGAAATCAAGAAGCACAGATTCAAATTTCCACTCTCCAAATTGATTAGTTGGAATTGAGTCGTACTCTTCCTTATCTTCTTTGCCATTTGGCATATTCGGATAAAACGTCCAAGGTATCCCATTAGCCCTTGAGTCTTCATTAGTTCCATAGCTAGCAAACTCTCCCAGTTCATACTTACCGGTGGCGTGCAGCCTCTTGAGAACCTCTCTACCGTAAGTAGCATAACCTGTATTTAGGTAGGTAGCTTCACCACAAAATAGAATTCTCTTTTTTCTCATTCGTTGTGTTCTTTTATAATGCTAATGATATTTCTTATCTTATTTAATAAAGCATCCCTGCTGCAAGAAATAAAATCAGATATCTCTTTATTCGTATAGTTCTGCAACTTTAGCTTTATTATAAACTTCTCTTCTTCAGAAAGTGAATCAGGCAAAAACTCTTTTATATTGGACTCTTTATTATACCCGTTAGTCTTGACAATTTCATCCACAAAAGCACTATTAAACACAACGTGTCTTGCGCTTTTCTTAGTTAGCTTTCTTTTTAGGTTTATGATCTCATTTCTAATACACACTGTTGCAAAAGTGCTAAACTTTGATTTTTTAGGGTCGTGATTTCTCACGGCTTTTAAAAGACCTATAAGACCATTCTGTACATAATCGTCAAAATGAGAATCCCCCAAAAAAGAAAGAGCTTGAGTAATAACCAATCCATAGTGATCTTGGACTAGCTTTTCTTCAAGCTCTTGCTGGGTTTGACCTACGTTAAGATTAAGCTTCTTGCTTTTGTTCTGTGGAGTTAAAGAGCTTGAACTCTTTGACTCTGAATTTTGTGGAGAGTTTTTTATTACCATCTTTATCTAACCAAGAGTTATTTCTAGCGGAGGCGACTAGATCAATAGTGTCTCCTTTTTCACAGTGTTTTTCTATAGCTGCGCCACCAGAATCCCAAGCCTCAAATTCAAAAAAATTGACACTCTTTTTCTTAGTTCCATCCCTTTCCTTCCTGTATTCAGTAACAGAAAGGGTAAAAGTGCAAAGTTGAGTATTTTCAAGATTTGCTATTTTAGGATTTTCTGCTAACCTACCAATAAAACGACAGTAGTTGGTAATTGAATTCATTGCTTTTCCTCAATACGATGGTGACAAACACTACTCTAAGTAATAATACAGATTTGTTAGGGTAATGTCAACCTAATTCTATAATCCGATCAACGATGAATCCATCATCTACCTGATATCTTTTTCTTTTTGAACTCCCGCCGCAAATGATTACGTTGTTACTCTCGTAAAGTAAGCCCTTGTACTCTTTCCACTTTTCTGAAAAAATTGTAACAGTGTCCAAAGTGCCAGTCTTATCCTCAACGCACAGAAAAGCCATTTCTGAACCCTTCATTTTACCCGACTTCGTTGTGTATCTTTTCACCTCTGATATTGTCACGGCCATTTTTATATCACCTCTTTTTCCCTCGATGAATTCTCGTATCGTGGTGTTTGCTAAATGCGTGTCACACGCCTCAATCCTAGAATAAGTTAAGGATACCCCCAAATAGTTTTCCTCGCTTCTAATAACCCATTCTGGATCATCCTTTAATGAATAGGCGGGGGTCTCAAGATGGTAAACCAAATCCCTCAGCATGGAAGATCTTTTTACATTGAAGGTTGCCCCGCCCTCTTTTTTGGTTGGGGTCATCGCTTTTAGTAAATTTAAAACATCTTTGTATTTAGAATGATTGACAAATGCCCACTCCTGTTCTTTTTTTGTCAGGCTGTTCCAAGTGTCAAATTCATCAAGCATTTTCTGCCTTGATTCTGGTAAATGAGAAAAGAAACCAACTGATATTAGAGCTATGAGCATTCTTGAATTAACTCGTGGAGAAGCTAATGTAAGGAACTCATACCAAGACCAGTCAGATAGGTGTTTTTCTTCTAGCTCTGTTTCTACGCTAGAGATAACAGTTTTGAATTTTTCTATTTGTTTCATACCAACAGACTTGACGCTAAGAAGACCAAAGTGTATTTGACCATCAATAATATCAGTAAGCGTGTTAATAGCTTTTATTGAAGGAGGGCTTACATAGATTTCGTTATTCTTGGCGTCGTTTACCAACTCTTTTACTTCTTGTTGCGGGTCGGGCTTGCCAGATGAATATATTAAGTAGTTGCAATAAAATTCAAGAGGGTGGTACGTCTTTGCGTACGCACTCCAGTACGCACAGATAGCGTATGAGACAGCGTGAGATTTATTAAATGCATACCTGCTAGACTTTTCAATCCAGCTAAAGATTTCTTCCGCGTCTTCTTTACTAACAACCTTCTTTTTAATAGCGCCTTCCAGAAAAGCTTTTTTTACCTCTGCCATAAGATTGGCTTTCTTTTTACCGATAGCCTTACGAAGATTGTCAGCTTCCTGAAGGTTAAAACCTGCAAGCTGCTGAGCGATCTTCATGGACTGCTCTTGGTAAACAAGAACACCTTGAGTTCCTTTTAGGATTGGCTCAAGAGATGGGTGAAGGTATGTTATTTCTTCTGTAAGATTTTTTCGATCAACAAACCTTTGGGTCATTGATTTTCCATCTTGGATAGCCTTTAGAGTTCCCGGCCTGATAATTGAAACCAAAGCGGCAAGCTCTTCTATATTTCTAGGCTTAACACGTTTTGCCCAAGATTTGCCAAGATTACTTTCTAATTGAAAGATACCCTTGGTTTTTCCTGCGCATATTAAGTCCCAAACATTTTCGTTATTGAATTCCAAACTTATTGGATCAAAAGATTTAGATGTGCAAGTTGTTTCCATCTGCAAAAGCCTTTTCAAATTTAACCTTCGGTGCAATTCTTCTGTGCAGTTTCATAAAAGCAATAAGAATATTAGCCGTATCCTTAACGTCCTGCAAAGCGTCGTGTGCGTTTTCTTTATCCATAGAAAGCAAATCTCGCATAGCATCCATGCTTAGGGAGTTTACGTCTGCGTTATTTTCCATCCACATCCACACGGTGTGCATCAAATCTAACTTATAGATAGGGTTGAACAACCCCTGTCTTCCCGATTTTTTATGTTTCGGGCCGTACTGCTCACACATGCGGTCAACAATAGGTAAGTCAAAACCAATAATATTGTAACCAGCAGCCAGAGGCGCATAGAAATTAGTTTTCTTAAAGTTGTATTTATCTACAAAGTTAGTAAACTTCTTCCACACGGCTTTTGGTTGTGGAGCCTTCGCAAGCTCTTTGCGCGTTTTGCCGTTCACAGCCAAGGCTTCGTCTTCAATCGGGTCTAACCCCAACTCAATAGCCCTCTCGTCGTCTAGTTCTGGACGAATCAAGCTTTCAAAATACCCTTCTGGTTGTATTGTTAGCTTTCGGCCATGTATGGCCACCGCCGCAATTTGAACTGGTTGGGTTTTGTAAGGATTTCTTGATCCTGTTTCAAAGTCAAAAACTATTATGTCTCTATAATTCATTTGATTTTCCTTCTTATTTCAAAAAATTTATCCAGCGCTTCTTCAATATCTTCAAATAAATAGCTATAGAAGTATGAATGAACCTGATATTTTATCTTACCACTCAGAGGTGGGTAAAAATCATTTATCTTACAAATAGAAAGACCTTTATACTCTTCGTAAAAGCCATTAGATATTTTATTTTTTATTTTTCCACGCCAGCTTTGCTTGTCAAACATTCGACTTCTCCAATTGATCCCGTACTCCCATAACCTTGTCTAGTAAAGAAATTCCAAGTATGTCAAATTTGACATGCCCCATAGCTTCCAGATCGTTCATTTCCATTCCGGCAATCTTTTCAGACCCTTTTTTGTCTCTAACCATAGGACAAACATCGTTGAGATTATGAGACGAAATCACAACTCCAGCAGCGTGTTTTCCTTGCGATTTAAAAGTTCCTTCTATTCTCATTGCCTGTGTAAAAAGCTTAGCGTAATCTCCTTCAAGTTTTCCACTATCGTTTATTCGGCAATAATCTCTTAGGGTTTCTGGCTGGTTCATTAATGTCCATCGTATAATTGATGGATCATCCATCTCTGCCAACTGGTCAGAAACTTCATGTTCGTGGGGTAGGCTTTTTGTTATAACATTCATTTCGTCATAACTACAAGCTTCGTTCATACGTAGGACTTCTTTTAAGGCGCTTCGTCCCTGAAGTCTTCCAAAAGTTACCATTTGTCCAACACGGTCTTTTCCATATTTACTTCTAATATAATCTATGGTCTCGTCTCGCTTTGAGGCTGGAACATCAATGTCCACATCTGGAAGTGACACATGATCTTTTGTATTACGACCAGCATTATAAAAACGCTCAAATAATAAACCATATTCAATTGGGTCTACTTGGGTGATGCCAATAAGATACGAAACCAAACATCCGGCAGCAGAACCTCGTCCCGGCCCCGGTATGTGATTTTTCTCACGAACGCTATTTACTATATCTCTAACAATCAAGAAATAGCCGGAGAGATTTGCCTTACTAATAACGTCTAACTCTTTTTTAATTCTTTCTGTGTATATGCTTTTATCTTCAGGTGTTGTTATTTTTCCACTTGGCATTAGCTTGTCTACCCACGCATCTCTACATAGCTGACGAATATGTCCTTCTTCAGAAGCGTTGTCGGGACACTTGAACTCAGGAAGCATGGGTTTTTCAAGAATGTTATAGTCTTCGCACATGTCTGCTATTTGCATACTGGTTGCAATTTCGTTTGCATTATTGACAACTTCAATTTCTTCAAGAGAGGGGATATGAAAATTATTTGATTTCATAAAACCCCCAAAAGCTACGTCTTTGTTTTCTTCCAGTTTTTTCTTGATGCCTCGCAGTGTAGTTTTCATAGCAGAGCATAGAAGTAGCAATTGATCGACAGAGTCTTGTTTTTCTGGATAGTGAGAGTCTGCCGTAGCTACGGTTTGGAATCCATATTTTTTTGCTACATATCTTAAACCCTGAACAACTAAACTGGCAGCAGGAGAGTTCTTTTGGTCTATAGCCTGTATTTCTATAAAGAAATTCTCCTTGCCAAAAATATCTCTATACCTGTTTGCCAAAGAAAGAACTTTTTCAACCCACTCTGGATGAATATATCTTTTAGCCTCTTCTTCGGTGGATGCGTTATAGGCCGTTTTGACATCTGCAAATATGGCGTTTGCTAGATCACTACCTAGATGACCACTAAAAGCAATTAAGTTTTCACCTGCAAATCCACCCAGTGTATCAAGATCAAGACGAGGTTTGTAGTAAAAGTTGTCTTCGTCATTACTTTTTGAAACCGCCTGTATCAAGCTATCCCACCCCTGCCTGTTTTTGGCCAAGACACAAAGATGACTGAGCTTCCTATTTTCCTGAGATTTAATTGTACAATCGGCAGGGCTTAGGTAGAACTCGCACCCCAGAATTGGTTTAATGTTTTTTTTGCGGCACTCCTTTGTAAAGGCCACAGCGCCCGATATAGTGCCGTGGTCAGTAATCGCACAGGAAGTATAACCCAGCTTGGAACAGCGTGAGGCAACCTGTGAGGGCTTTGAGAGGCCATCCAGTAAACTATAGTGCGTGTGAAGATGTAAAGGTGTCCAATTCATTTTTTCTTATCCGCTAATCTACCACCGCCGTCTCCGTAGGTGGTTATTTTTTCAATATTTCCGTACTTTTCAACAACTGCGTTCACGCCTTTTTCTACAATTTCATCTCGTATGTGTTGGCATAAACTTTTACCGGTGTCTTCATGGGGTTCGCTAAATTTGCAGAGCTTTTGACACTTCCAATGCTTGTTTTGATTAGAAAGGAGTTTGGGACGTTGGGTGTCTCTTATTTGCTCAAACTTATTTTTCAGTATCTCTTCTGCTTTTGCGTAGTCTTCTTCGTCAAAAGCCATCGAGAACAACCCGCCAGCATTGATATAGTATATGCTAATTGAAAATTCACGCTCTGGATACATATTCTTAAGGGCATAATAATACAAAAGCAATTGAGTATCGCCTTGTAGCTTTTCGTGGGTCTTTTCTTCTCCAGTTGCCCAGTTTATTCTTTTGCCAGTTTTGTAATCTATGATTTCATAGTAATCATCTGAGTGTTTTACTATTAGGTCAACAGTCCCTTTGATTGCTAAGTAGCCTTCAATTGTTTTTCCATCGAGTTCATAGGAATATTTTGCCCAAGGCTTTTTGATTTCAAAGTCAAAGAACAACTCTGTTGCATCCACGTCTTGGTTTCTGGGGTCAAGAGCGCCGTCATTATAGGCTACCGCTTTTTCAGCCCACGATAGACATTTTCTTTTGTCTGCTTGAGTTATATCAACTTCTGGAAAAGACGAGCTGTAGTAATCAAAGGCTATGTCATTAAGAAGTTCAATATTATCGCAATCTTCAAAAGATATCTTTTTCCCTGTTTCCTCATCGTCTACAAAATCTAAACCCTTTGCCATGGCGATTTTTTTATCCCCAAGAGTTTGCATTACCTTGTGAACTATTGTTCCCATTAAGGCTTTTTTGTTTTGCTTGTCTTTATACGACAAGTTGTATTGTAAGAAGTATTTTTGCTCGCAGAACTCTAAGGTTCCTAAACTACTACTTCGATGGTAACAAACTATCATTTAATGGTTCTATTTCTGATATAGGAAGGTTGTACATGTCTACATGAGTTTTAAAGCCGTTGGTTTTGTCAATATCTCCAGCGTTCCAAATCTTTGCTCTTGTAAAGTAATCTTCAGGCTCTGCCTGTCCGACTATCCAAATGTTTTTAATACCACGATAGGCACGTCTGTTGTTTTCCATCGTCATGTTTTCAAACTCAATGCTTACAAAAATATATAAGTCCGGTGCCTGATGTCTACTTGCCTTGGCAACAGAGACATCAAAAAAGTTTGCTGGAGCAACCGTCCTTCTTTTTGTTTTAACTTCTATTTTTCGATCATTTTTCCAAATGTCGTAGTCATACTTGTCGTTACCTTCATCGCAACTAATAATCTCAGCTTCGATATAAGAAGCAACAGCTTCTTCCCCTAGATAACCTGCGGCGTTGCCGCCACCTTTTAATATTGAATTATTTATACTTCCTAGCTTTTTAGCTTTTACCTGCGCGCGCTCTACCATTGAAGCATCCCAAGGGATACTTACGATCCTTTTGTTTGTAACCATTGCCAACCTCTCAGGATTTCCATTAGAGTTCTGTTAGTTTCATCCACTGTTAAGGATTTATTATCTATTGTATGATCAAATCCCTCGTAATCATTCATCGCTGTTTCGCTTGCGTGTTCATCTTCATGTGGAGATCTAGTCAATCGAATAACTCTACCACCAGCTTTCTTAATGGCGTCCGCTTCGTTTGGAAAGCGAACGTCTGGAACAATCGCAAGCTCAGTTCCGCTTTCCTGCATTCTACCGATGCAACTCTCAATCCAAATATCAGGCTTAATATATCTGCAAATATCAGTTCCAAAATACTGCAAGAATTCCCTAGCGGTCATTGGGCCACGTTCGTGTTGTGACGAGGAAGACTTGTCCGGTAAATTTTCCCACATAAAATTAGTGTGGGTGTTCTTGTTTTCTTCAGTCCCGTAGCATTGTTTTTCAGTTAATCCAAACAATTGAACTGCAATAATCTTGAGCGGGTCTGCGAAGCTAAAAGACTTGACATAAGGCCAAATTGATCTATTTGCATATTCAAGGAATTCATCATCCCGTCTTTCGATGTCCAAAATACCAAGACCATCAATCTCTTTACCGTTTTCATCAATCTGTCTTGCATTTACTATAAGGTTGCTTTCTTCATCCATGAGAAACTTCTCAACCACATCGTGCAGTCTCATTTGATAGCCATACAAAAACTTACAAGAGGTAGTTTTTCCGCTTTGTTTGACTCCAGAAAACCCTAAAATATTCGTCATTCTATATTCCTTTTATTTTCGGTTTAATTTCTTTTTTGATTTCTTCAGCGCTCATTTCGCCTATGTCTTTTACGGATATATTAATCTCGGCAATATTGAAAATTCTTTCGCATTTTTTTCGTATGGATTTTCTACCCTTTTTTCCAGCATCGTCGTTGTCTGTTAATAATATAAGCTCAAAGCCTCCGGAAGTCTCAAGTATTCTTACCTGAGCGTCAGTTAGGCTGGAACCAAATATACCAACAACGTTTTTTACCCCAGCTTCCCAAAGTCTCCATACGTCCCCCTGTCCCTCAACTAGAACTACCGCCCTTGTTTTACGGATGTGATTCTTTGAAAGCCAATACCCATACAGCCAAGCCCCTGCATAAAAATCTTTGGAATTAATCCATTTTCTTCCATTGTAATTCTCATGCATTATACGACCAACACAACCAACCATGTGTTTAAAATCATCATCATACACAGGAGCCACGACTCTGTTTCTCATTGGTTTTGTTTGATCTACACAAACTCCAACATCAAATTCATCCAAGACGCTTTCAGAATACCCTCTATCAAGATAGTATTTAGCCGGTCTTTGGAGAGAAGATCTGACGTGATTTCTTGTTACTCCACTAGCTTTGTTCTTCTCTCTTTTTTGCATTGCTCTCTCAAGCATGGAGATGGCTTTAGAAAAAACAACACCAGACGACTCTTTGTTAAGGTCTTCAAAATTGGTCTCAACAAGATTCATACAGTATTCAATTGTTTCGTCAAAAGAAACGTCATCTTCTTTTGTTTTAGAAAGAAGGACTCTTATAAGACCGATAGGTGTGTTAACATGTTCTTCTTCGCAGGATTGAGTCCAGCACTTCCATACTCCAAAGTAGGGGTGTTCTGGATCAGTGTTCATAGTAAAGGCGTTTGGGTTGTCCCCGTCGTGAACAGGACACGCACAGGAAACATGGTCGTCAAAATCATTGACTTCAAGACCAAGTTGTTGAAATATTGGAACTATAGACAAGGCAATCTTGTCGGATAGTTTTTTCAGTTCTTCGTTTGATAGTTTTTTCAATATGGTTTTTCTGGATCGATTTCTTCTTCTACAATAAAAGACTCTTCATTATTGCTGACAGTGTTATCAAATCCCTCCTTCTGCTTTTTTGCACTTAGTATGTACTCTGACTTGGTAAAGCCTTCATCGATTCTACCAAACTCACCAAGCATAGTCATGTTTATATAATCAAATTCATTAGGCAGACCGCCCCCGTGTCTAGCAACGATTGGGACAAGTTTTCTGTTTCCACTTTTACCACCGTCTTCTGCTATTTCTTCGTCCGACTTTAATTTAAAGATAGTAAAACTACTACAAAGCCAAATTAGACGATCAGAACCACTAACAACATCAGTCGATTCTTTTGTGATACCATCTCTATTTAACTGAACAAAACTAAGGCAAGGTACGTCATACTGAACAGCAAAGTTATGTAATTCAGTAATCTGAAAACCAAGAACCTGATACTCTTGCATTGACGAACTAATACCTTCTGACCCCATTAGCTTGAGGTAATCGTATATTATCATACAAGGATTGGTTCTACCGTTCTCATCAAAGCCAACCTTTTTAACGATCCACCTTCTCATGATTGAAAGGGTCTCTTCAAATGATTTACCCGCGATGGTAATATACTCATACGGTATGCTTTTAAGCTGTTCCGCCGCCTGCTTAACACGTTCTGTTTTACCTTTAGATTTAGAAAAACCTCCAGTAGAAATCTCATTAATTTCAATATCACTTAAGTTTGCCAAAAGACGGTTGACGTGATCTTCCTTGGCCATTTCTGTATCAAGAACAAGAACTGGTATTTTGAGATTACTTGCAATATGTAAAGCCACGTTGTCAGCGAACATGCTTTTGCCAACCTTGGGTCTGGCAGCAATAAGATCTACACACTTTCTTCTAAAGCCGCCGCCGATTGACTTGTCAAACCTAGGAAAACCACTGCTTAAACCAAGCATTTCTGATGGGTTTTCTATTAGATGGTTTATGTATTCTTCTATATCTTCACTAATTACCACCGGTTTATCTTCAATTTTGTTATTTAACGAAGAGGACAAATCAAAGAATGGTTTTTCTCCAATGTTAATGATCTGATCAACGGTCTCATCTCCGGTGATGTCTCCAATGTCGGATATAACACGCTTAGCTGTTCGTTCAACTTCTCTTCCTATCTCTAGCTTCTTAAGCTTAACCGCGTGATGTCTCACGTTCCCAATAGCGATATCCAGATTTATTAACGCCCTAATGCGCTCAGGTGGTATTCTGTTTTCAAAAGCTGTGTCTAAACCAATATCTTTGGCAGCACTTAATATTGATGGAAAATCTACTTCGTTATTATTCTCAAATATCTTAACGAGGCAAGCATAGAGTATCTGATTTTCCTCTAGGGTGAAGGCGTTAACGTCTATAATGTCGTCAACATCAATAAAGGATTCTGACCCGTGTTTTATTAAACCGGCTATCACAGCACGTTCAGAAGCTATATTGTCAATTTGATTTGCCATTAGCCAACACACTTACCACAGCGACGAAACTCGCCAGATTTATACTGAGCGTTTATCATTTCCTTTTCGCCGCAAGCATGACATGTAACTTCAATCATTTTAACCGGAGGTCTTCTAGTCGTCCGACCAACATCAGGTGTTTCAATATCTAAAGATTCCGTACGATCATCAATAAATTGATTCTTTTTAGCCCTGATTGGTTCACTTTTGCTAGACTCTTCCGTTGTCGAAAAATCTAAGTCTTTCGACCGCACCTGCACTGGTGGTTGCACGGTTTTTTCTGCGTTTGATTCTTTTGGTTTTCTTGCTTCTGGTCTAACTTCTTCGCCCGTGAGAAGCATAAAGCCTTGAGTAATTTGTTCCATATCATTGCTAAGAATTCCTTCTTTAATTTTATCTATAGGAGTCATTTCTTCTTTTCCTGCTTAGTTCTAGTAATGTGTCTGCCTGCCTTCTTATATCTCTTATGGAGTCGGAAAGTAATGTAACCCTACCTTCCGCAACCCTCTTAACCCTCCAGACTTTTTGAATAAAATCATCCCCTCTTATTACTGAGCTTACTTTAACTTCCCATTTTGTATACTTGTCAAAGTTGTCAGCTTGCTTGGATACGGCGTGATTAATAAAATCTTCACACCATTTTGCACGAACCAGATGGGTGTTGTATATTTTCTGTAAGAAATTGCAGTACCCCTGTAGACAAAAAGCTTTTTCGCAACACTCTTCTCCGGTCAAAGATTTTAATTCAAAACCGGTAAGGTTGATTGTTTTTTCAATCTCTGGATTGGGCTTTACGGTTACGACACCCTCGCTAGAAATATAGCCTTCTAGATCTTGGACAAAGCTATCCAATTGTTCGATTGATAATTCGTTTTCTCCACTCATCTTCTGTTTCCGAATAGATTAATGTAATAAGGTCAATAGAATTTGTTTCAAGCCAATTAATCTTGTCTCTGTCTCTAGCTTTAGATTTTCTAAAACCCCGCATGTCACTATGAAAATGAGCGACAAACTCAAAGTGCTGCCGCCCATGAACCTCAACCGCCAAAGAACTTGACGGTATCAAGAAATCAACAAACAAGGTGGATTTTCTTGATGGCTTGTGTGAACCGGGAAGTGGGACTTCCTCAAGGATTCTATCATAAGGGAATTGTTCCTGCAAGAGTTTTCTTGCAAGAATGTGCAATTTACTTCGAGGCCTTTTTTGATCGCCGGAAACTATACATTTTGACAGTTTCCATGATCGTTCTCGGCCATCAAAACCAACAGCTTTCAATACAGCATCTCCTTTAATGAATCCTGTAGGGCTGACCAAAGGTCGTTACTAGTCAAGAAATCTTTGAGTTTTTGTTGCCCTTGAAATTTGACAAATTTAATAATTTTTTCTTCATCCTCTATATCTATTTCGGCTTCTTTGAGAGCCTTCTTTATCAACGCTGGTTTATTCACAAGAAAATCACAAGTGTACCAAGCTCCAGCAGCAGAAATTAAATCAAAATCATTTGCCTGATCAAACAACTCTTGTTTAAAATCAATTCCTACTCCATAACGAAGCCATCCTGTAGCTTCCCCACCAGTAAAGCCCCCTAGCGCCGAAGTTACAATCTTCCAATGAAGAACCTGTCCAATTTGACGCCCCTCGTTCTTTTCTTTCCACGGTTGAATCCAAGCTATCTCAAGAATTGTGTCTGCTTGATAGCGAACTTTAACGCCTCCATCAGCAACTTTCTTTTTGCCCATCCCTCCAGTGTTAGCGATGAAGTGTGTAATCATGATGATGATAGCCTTTTGTTTAGGAACTACGCTACTCATCTTCTTACAAAAGTTAGATAGGATTCTTGGAACTCCGGGTCTATAATCCCCTCGGACTTCTTCATCTAAGTCTCGCTGTGCTATTAAACTGGATATTGAATCAATAATAACTACACAATTAGGAGAAGCTTTTACTAATTTTTCCACAGCCCCAAGGTATTGTTCAGCACTTAGTGTTTCATTTTCAGATTGAACAACAGTGATTTTATCTGCCTGCAATCCTTCAACACCTTCAAAGTTTTTTGTGCTTAATCTACCCTCCACATTAACATAGAAGATAGGACGACTCCCATACTCTTTTTTCTGACAGGTCGCAGCAAACTGCAAGGCTAATGTAGTCTTTCCACTCTTGGGGTCTCCAATCATTTGAATCCAAGTTCCTTCTCTAAAGCCTCCCCCAAGAGAGTAGTCTAAAGCAGGACTTACAGGAATAGACTGCATGTCTTTTAGGTCTTGAAATACCTCAGCTCCATTAACAAGAATATTGCCGTACTTCTTTGTGATTGTTTTTAAGCTAGCGTCACTCATTATCTAGTTTCCTTAAATCTGATATTTTGCTTTTTTTGCCATATGGCTGATTAGGCAGAAACAAAGTGTTGTCATTGAATTTTGTTTCTTTTACTTCTTTGCTGTTTATTGTATCTAATTTTGATTGCTCTTTGCTAATCAAGTCTGACAAGAATGTAACTCGAAGAGAGTAGATGCTTTTCCCGCTACGGGAAGTTAAAGCGTTGATGATAGCTTTTTCATCAAATTTATTAAGAAGCTGGTAGGCTTTGGTTACTTGACTCTGGAATTCTTTTTTCCATATTTCTGTGTTCCACAGGGCGTAGGCCGGTTTGCCAACGTTTTGTTTTTCCGCTTTTCTTAAGCAAACCATTTCGGCAATATACTGAGCCGCGTTACAATTCTGCCCCGTCGTTTTGTGTTTGTAGTTTTTGTTCATTCAATATGCCCTTCTTAGCAATAATACAGTTCGGAGATTCGTAAGGATCTCTATCTTGAAAACTGTCTGGAATAAGTTCTGGGAGTTGCCATGTTTTTACCCTTAGCCTCTCGCCTTCTAAAATACCGATAACAAAAGTGTGAAGGGTGTACCCATCAAACAAAAACCCACCAGCACCCTTACAAAAGAAATAGCCATCGTAGTTAGATCCAACATCTTCTAGATGAGATCTATTTTTAACCTTTAGGTTTTTAATATAAAGATCGTTTTTTTCACAATAAATCTTTAATCTACTCCAAGCACTTTGGGGTTGAGCGCCAGCCCTTCCGTCGTCTTGGTATATGGTTTCGTCATTAGATAGAGTTACAATCCAAATAGGATTATTATCGGCATATACATTAATATATGAATCATACTCTTTAGATAAATGAACGTCCATCTTATTTCTTGTCTGGATTAATTATGTGAATGGCATCTTGATGTCTGTTTGACTTGCCAATCCTAGAAGGTCTGGTTTCGTCTGCAACCTCAGAGGCTGCGGGCGTCATTATCGTTACGCCACGATCTTCTTTGTGACCCATTAGACTACCAATGTTAGATTTATCATCTTGGACTTTATCTATATGTCCAGAATGAGCGCGATTTTTGATTAAAGCTTCCGACCTGTTTAAATCTTTGGCAAGGTCTGCAACGCTCTTGTCTGCATTGTTATCTATGTAAAACAATTCAACCTTACTAAGTTTTCCTTTTTTCTTAGACATTAATATTACTCCTTTCAGCCCAAGTGAGGCTGTTTCTTTTTTTTGTTTTTAGATAGTCTATATAAAAATCAAAAGTTTTTTTCTCAATCTTTTTATAACCAGAACTTAGCGAGTTAATCTTACCCGAATCTATGCCCTGTGGATCAAAGAGCGCCCCTCTTAAGAACTTTGCGTAGTAAGTTTCTTTTCCGTTTGACGTAAGAGTGTAAGCGCAGTCTTTATTGGTTTTCTCTTCTGTGGTTTGCCCACTAGAGCTATAAAACAAATATTGATTGTCTCGCGGGGTTGTAAAATCAGAAATGTCTTCAGTCATGTTTTCCCTTTTTGTTTAAAACCATAATCCTCATATCATTCTCGGACATATCCATTCCCTTTGTTTTGTTTTTCCACCAGTCTATAAGCTCTTGAGATGGCTTTTCACCTATCTCTGGTATTGGTGGTGCGTCATCATAAAAACCATAAGGCATACCCGTAGCTGAATCGATTGTGTCTTTTTTGATTTTGATTGTCATCAAGTTGTTTACGTCATCATAGTCCATATCTTCAATTTGGTAAACCTTTTTTGCTGGAGCAAAGAAAAGATCGCCCCGTATTTCATGCAACCAGCTAGAGCCTTCGCATTTTTTGGAATAGCATTTGACGTAAATACGGTTTTCTTTTTCGGAATCTCTAATTTTGACCACGTTTAACAAAGGTCTATTGCAATCAGCACACTCAATAACGTGATCTTTAACATCGTCAAACTTAATGACATTTTCTTTTTTCTTATTTGTGTTGTCCTGTGGATGGTCGGTCATTTTTTCCCCTTCTTAATGTAATCTGCTTTTTGCTTAGAGTTCATTTTTCCTATTTCTTTACTTGTGGCATCGCCAGATTTTTGCCACCAGTCCTTTTCTTTTTTAACTTTACCTTCTTGCTGATGATGCCTCTTGTCTTCAAGTTCATAACGACCCATCTTCTTGGTGTTTTGCTCAGATAGCTGCCCTAATGTTTTAACGTCACCTTTAACAAACATCATTGGAGCTTGGTTAATTACGATTTCTAAATCATGGTTACAAGTTTCGCACTTGGGGGTGGGTTGATTGAAACCATGAACCAGTTCAGTTTCACAATCGCAAGAGTCACACCTATAGTCGTATGTTGGCATTTATTTAATCGTCGTACAAAGCATCTATGATTTTCGATATTATTTTATTTCTTATAATATCTTCATTGGTAAGCTCTGCAATACCGACTCCTTTAACGTTGTCTAGTCTGTTAACAAACTCTTCTAAACCACCGCTGGAATTATCCAACAAGTCCGTTTGATCTAAGTCCCCGTTTATTACAGCCTTTGAATTCCAGCCTATCCTAGTGACAAACATTTTTAATTGTTCAAAGGTCGCGTTTTGAGCTTCATCTAATATCATAAAAGAATTATGAAAATTTCGCCCTCTCATATATTCTAAAGGGCAAATTTCTATTAACCCCTCGTTTCGGTATGAACGCACTCTATCACTACCAAGTCGATATTTCATCTCTTCTAATACAGGAATGAGGTATGGGTGTATTTTTTCATCAAGAGTTCCCGGCAAAAACCCAAGACCTCTACCAGCCTCAATAACCGGCCTAGTTATTACAATCTTTTCCACTCTTTTATCAAGGAGGTAATCACAAGCCACCCCAACCGCAACTGCTGTTTTTCCTGTTCCTGCTGGCCCAGTACAGAAAGTAACATCGCAGAGCGACATTAGTTCAATATAATATTCTTGATTTTTTGTTTTAGCTGTTAGTTGTTTTCTTCTTCTGTTGCCTTGTGCTTTTTGATTATTCTTTTTGGGCATGTATTATTTACCTGTTGAGCCAAAACCACCAGAACCTCTTTCAGTAGAGTTTAATTCTTCTACTTCATGCATTCTAACGATTGGGGTTTCTTGTATTAAAATTTGAGCAACCCTATCACCATTCTCAATAGAGTACGGTTTAGTTGTCGTATTATGTAAACAAACCTTTACAATTCCTCTATATCCAGAATCAATAACGCCAGCGTGTCTGTGTATCCCCTTAACGCCCATTGATGACCTATCCCATATAAGTCCAGAATACCCTTTTGGTATAGCGATAGCTATCCCTGTGGAAACCAACACCGTTGCCCCAATCGGTATTGTTACAGATTCATCAGAATATAAATCCCACCCAGCGTCTCCAACGTTTCCTTTTGTTGGAATGTTTGCTGATTCTGTAAGCTTTTTGACTTCAAAATATTTATATCCGGTCATACTTGCTTTTCCCGTATGCACTGCCATTCCAAACCCCTAGTTAAAGAACTTCACATTTTCCACCAGCGCAAGCCCATTCCTGTTCAGGCTTAACGTTGTTTTCTTCCTCTGTAACCTCTGTGTAATCAACAGGGCTGTATTCTCTGTTAAGGTCAACCCACTCTTTCCAGTTGTAAACATCTTTCATGCAGTAGGTAAGCTTCTTCAAGTCTCCTTCAAAATACTTGTTAGCAAACTTTAGACATCTATCAGACCATTCTTTTTTGCCATTACCCTTAATCTTAGCCCCAACGCCAAGAAGGGAGTCGCAGGCAGACCATAGATTGTCTTCCCATAAGTTAAGTGCCACTTCTATTAAACCGCTGACAAACAACGAAGCGTCCCCGTGGTGACGAACCTGTTCAGTGGGTAAATAAACAGCCGTAAATGGAGCTTGTGGATAGTCTTTATCTCCTGATATTGGCAATAAAGAAACACCGCAAAAGAACTTTCTGTTTTTAAAGATAAAGTCTTCTACTTCATCCCATTCGTCAAGCTTTACATTGATCGTGTTTGAAACATTATGAACAAGCCAAGGCTGGGTGCATAAAGACTTATTTGTTCCGGGTATCACCCAGTTCTGTTGCGTGCTTTTTACATGATTTAAAAGATCTATTGCTCCAACTTGATTTTTTGTTTTTGATCCAGCGGGAACCTCTACACAAAAAGAAACAACGTCATCACTATCATTGTTAGACCAGACGGATTCTTCACACGCTCTTGGATTTATTTCTTTAAAATAGTTGTAGATCGGCTCAAGTTTATTAGCTTGAACACGTCTAATATAACGCTTGGCATGATGAGGATGAATACCAGAACTAGTCCCAAGAACGCAACTGCTAGTACCTTCAGGTTTGATGCAAGTAGTCCTAGCAGCTTGATTGATTCCAATGATTTTAGCGACTCTTTTATTTTCATTTTTAACTACCTTTGATCCCTTCTTTTGTATATCTGGATTTAAGCATATTTCATACCGCTCCATTATTCCAGTCATGGATACTCCAAGCAGAGCTTCCCTTTTAACTATAGACTCGCTAACCTCTCCAAGGTAGGGAAAGCTGGAAAAGCCAGCTTGCAACGTTCCAATAATTGAGGCTGCTTTGCAAGCGTTTAGAAAGTCTTCTTCTGTTTTAATTTTCGCACAATTGATAGTACTTAAGTTACAAGCCTGCCAGCCGCTTTTTCCTGTTTTTTCATCAACTGGCCACATTCCAATTTCTACACACGGATTAACAATAAGTTCCGTAGAGTCAGACCAAACAAATCCCGGTTCTCCAAACTCTTTAACAGAGGTCATTAATTCTGAAAACTGTTTCTTTGTTGTTTCATCTCTCAATAAGATTGCTGAATTATTAGAACGTCCACGCTGTGGGTTTTCTACAAACCAAGAGCCTGTCTTGGCCTTCGCCATGTTTTCATCGTCAGGACTAAACAGGCAAATTGTTGCACTACGCCTGACCCCTCCAGATATAACAGCGTCGGCGCTGTACATAACAATATCATAAGCTTCGATTGGCTCTAGTCTTCTTCCTTCACCCTGACAAAATTCTAGGTTTCTAAGAGCTTTGTCTAGAATCTTTTTTATATTAACCAGAGCGTTCTTAAGCGGCTCTGGGCCGGGAGCTTTTCCACCGCTGGAGTTTAGAAAAGACCCCGCAGGTCTGATTTCTGAGTAATCAAAAGTTACATTCTTGCCTTGATATTCAGGAAACAATTCGTCTTGTTCAAAATAGCTAGAGACAAGAAGACCAACGGCATTAGACCATCCCTCAATACTGTCGGGAATGGTGTGCTTCTTTGATCCATTCTTTTGCTTGACTAGGCGGGGAAGTTTATTAATATGGTGCTTTTGGACAGAGAATCCAGTGCCGCAACCACACAGTAACAGATACATGCACTCCTGAAAGAAATCCAACCGATCAATATAGGAAGTAATACAGTTATAGATTCGAGCGTTATGCTTAAAGATTGGTTTGCCGCCAAACTGCAAAGCGCGCTGAGAACCAAGAACCCGCTTTGTGCGCATCATTTCGTACGCCCATTCTATATCTTCGTGAATTTCTGGGATGTCGAAATATTTATTCAACATCATTTCTTTTACACGATTAGTCGCCTCGTTCCAAGTCTCTCTTCTTTTCTTTTCTGGTATCCATCGGGCGTATTTTGCTACAAACGTGTAATCCTGAAGCTCCCTGACTGACATATGATTCCTTTAGCGCGTTGTAAAAAAGAGCGACACTTTTTATACCAAGTAATTTATTATTAAGGATTGAAATACTTACACGATTAAACTACTTACTTGGTGCAACGATGGCTTTCTGAGGACGTGTCGCTCTAGCCCTTTTTAATAAAGCCCGATAAACCCCAGTGCGTTATATTATACACTAGAACAGCAACCCTTGCTCTTCCTTTTTTTCGCACTCTATCAGTTTGTTCAAGTAAGACTTTATTGGGGTAATACGATCAATTATCAATCCGTTCTCAATTAAGTGGTCGTATATAATCCTATCTTCTTCAGAGTGGCTTTTAACTCTTTGCCCCTCTGGTATTTTCCATGTTCTGATATTGTTTTGCCAGAGGAGTTTGCTACATCCACTACATGGCATATGAGTTACATAAGCTGTTATCTCACCATTTGGTTTAATAGTCATGTTGCTTATGGCGTTTTCTTCGGCGTGAACCATATAGGGATATTTCTGCGGTCTCGTAACTGGGAGAGAACTCTCAACAACTCCAGAGCAGAATCCATTATATCCAACACTAATAATTCTATTTTCGTGAACAAGCACACAGCCAACTTTAGTTTCTGAATCGTGACTACGAGCCGCTGCTAAAAATGCAAACTGAGAAAAATATTCATCCCACGTTGGTCTCTCCATAGTCCCGCTTTCTTGCTTTTGTCCTACGTTCACGTTTTAGACGCTTCTTGTCTCTCTTACTTTTTTTTCTTATCGTTTTTCCCATTTTTGTAGTCGGGGTGAACCCAAACAACCTCGTTGTTACGGGCATACGCGATCATTTTACGATAGTTTTTAATTTCTGGCAACACCCATGCCCATTTGCTATCAGAAATCTTTAGTTTTTCGGCTCTTTTTTTTACGGCTAGCTTCTCGTCAAATCTCATTCTAAAATCTCCAGTCCATGAATGGCGTGTCTTATATCCTTTTCCAACACAATCTCCTTCTCGAATTTCCTGCTCTGCATGTCGTATATTAATATTCTCGCGGGAGATGACCCGATAACAAGCTTGTTACCTAGCTTAGCAAGGCCTCTGTTCCAGTTGTTTTTTGCAACTTCGTCTACTTGATATCTTACATTTTTTGCTCTAGGGATACTAACGTTATTATACCAACCATACCCAACAAAACCCTTATCAAAAAACCCAATAGCGTTATAACTAGTAAGGTTGGCTAAGAACACGTTTTCGTATTCATAAAAATTGTGAACAAAACTGTTTTGATTACCCCCCGGTTTATCATCAATCATAGAAACTGTTGGGACAGGACAAACTTCTGTCATGTCATCAAAATTGTATAATGGCGTCAGCAGTCCAGACACCCTAAGATTTCCACCTGCGACAAACAGAGAGTTTATATGATAGTTGTCGTTTTCGGTTTTGGTTTCTGGGGTGATTTGCTTTTTGCCAGTTAGCTTTTTATGGTTATCTACGTTTTCCCCAAGTATCTCCCAAAAACCTTGTATATTAAAATCAAGATCTAGCTTAACCACTGCATCATAAGCGGTTGACGTGGCCCATATGTAGCCTTCGTGAAAGACAATTTCGTGGATGCTCTTAAAGTAATTAGAATCTTGAAAGGTTCTCTTGATGTCGAGATTCTTGTCTAATTCAATAAAGCCAGCAGAGTCAGCAACGATAATGCGGTCGTCAAGAACAGCAATGCCACGAAGACCTCGCTCCCCACCTCTCTCATTATCGTTAATAAAATCTTTTTCATACGGAGCGTGATGCAAAACCTTTTCAGAATCGGTGTCTATAAGATACAAACCACCATGTATATCACCTTGTTTTGCAGCCCTAACGACTGTAGTGCAAATTACTTTCATCTTTAAATCTTATTAAGAAGTCTTGAAATGGTTTTGACACATGCTTGAAATCAAAGAAGTTATAGTCAATGATTTTTCCGTTGATGTATCTTTCGTTTATTTCTAAATCTGATATACCCAAATTAGTATGAATGTCATCTGATATTTTTGTTGTGTTGTTACTTAGCAGTGCGCTGTATTCAAGGCACGACATTAGAGGTGGGACTTTGCCATCAAAGCGACCTTCATATAGCCTTTTTTGTAAATCTGACTCAAAGGTATCCCTATCTTTAGAGGCCGATCTTTCTAGAACTTTTTGAATAAGACCCTTGGCGTAAACATGTCCATTAAAAGAAAAGGGTATAGCGAAATTTGTGAATGGCTTTACTTGGGTTGCGTCCCAAACTAGAAATTTATCCATTACAAACTTGCCGTCAGATGGTATGTCTGCAAAGTAATTTTCTTGATCGTATGGGTTTTGTAATACTGTGTTATTACCCAACCTCAAGGATAGTGCAGACAGGCTATACTTCTCGAAAAGTTGCTTTATTTTTTTGTACGGAGCGGTGTGTTTAAACAGGATGTTTTCATCAGACATTAAACAAACAAGAGGTCGAGCCTTACTGATTACAGTTAATACTTCTTTACATATATCATCTTGTTTTCTTTGATACCATCTTATTGGAAACCCAACCCCATACTTTGTTTTGTTATAGAAATGAAGCTTTGTTTTTAGATAGCCTTCATCAAAGGGGTCTGTTGTCGATTCATACAAGACATGTATGTCAAACAGGTTTCCAGAATTTCTATATAAGCTTTCAAGAAGTAGATGAAGCTGTGCTGGCTTGTCTTTTGAAATAATTACAGTTGTAATCATGAGGGATGACTCAAGGCCAGAGTGTCTTGAGGCACATAACCTATCTCCAGATTGACATCGTGCCACTTTACTAATTCAACTAGGCTTTCTTCAAAATCAACAACAGGACTCCAGCCAAGATCCTTTTTGATCTTACTTATGTCCAAAGCTCTCTGTATCGGCTTTTCTACTTTGGAAGGATGCCAAATTATTTCTTTTTCGTAACCGACAGCTTTGGCAATTAGGTTATGCATATCCTTAATTTTTACACTCTTCCCATTACTCACGTTGAATGTAGTTGGTTTATTTTGTTTTTCAACACAAAGAACTATAGCATTGGCAGCGTCTGCAACATTAATAAAATCTCTTTCTACTCTTGTAGACCCAAAGATTTCTAAGTCTCTATCTTCTTCTTTTGCTGCTGAAACATGGGTAATAGCACTTGGGATTATTTTTCCATATAGGGGATTCCATTTATCACCAATCCCATAAATGTCACTAAATATTAAATTTATACCACACCAGTCCTCGTACTGATAAGACATCGCGGTATTAAATTCCATCAAGATTCTTTTAGACTGCGCATAAAAACGTTTAGACGTGGGAGGAGATCCTCTCCACAGATCTGTCTCTCTAAAAGGAGATGGTGTATTGTCTGGATAAGAACAAATATCACCGGCGAAGATAAACTTCTTAACGTTGTGCTGTCTGGCTTCCTCAAACAGGTTTAAAGACATGCTGAGATTTTCATACATGATACCTGCTGGATACTTAGTATTGTTTGCTAGTCCAGAATTTTTAGAAGCTAGGTGAATTATACATTCTGGCTTTGACCAATCAAGTAGCCACCCAGCGGTAGCGGAGTCGGTGAGATCTAAATCATCTCTAATTCCAGAGGCGGTGTGAATATTTTCATACCCTGCCGCTGTCAGCCAGTCGGAAACATAATTACCAAGAAAACCGGAAGCGCCAGTAATAAGTATGCTACTATCTTTATTAACCATTAAACTCTTCTAGAAAACTAACAAGTTCTTGGGGTTCCATGTTGTGAGCTTGTCTTTTGATATTATGATCTTCGTCCATAATTACAACAGTTGGATATCTTTCGATACTAAACTCATCTACTAAAGGTCTGTTTTGAGGTTTGTTGCAAGTAATGAAAGCTGGCTCGCTTCCATGATACAAACTTACAGCCTTTGCAACCCTTTCATCAGGCCAAACGTTCTCTTTCATTTGTTTACAAAAGGGACACCATTCAGTTACAAAAACTACCACTTGATATCTTGACTTATCCATTTAAAAACCCCACTGTTTGTTGAGCGTCCATAGTTGCTGCTGCTTTAATTGGTTTTCCCTTTTTGTCAACAATGAGGATAGTAGGAACGGCGTGAACTCCATATGTATGAGCAAACTGCCGACCTGTATCGTCGTCAATGTCTATGAATTTATGAGAGGCATAATTCTTTAGAGAATCTTTTACATCCTTCTTATTCCACACATTGGCTTTCATCATCCTGCAAGGGCCACACCACTGTGCGGAGAAAATGAGTACGTGCTGTTCTTTGTCCATGATATATCCAAAAAGGACGACAACCCACCCGTGCAAAGTCAGATGGGTAGAAGGAGGTGGGCTGTCGTCAATAAGTTATTAAAGCCTACACGGTCTCACGTAAGCTATCTCCAACGATCCACGCTCCAGCAAGCAGCGTAACCATTTGAACTGTTGCTGGATTTATTGTACCTTCACCAAAAAAGGCGTCAGCACAAATAACAATCATTCCAGCTACACCGACCCAAAACCGACGACTATTAACAAGCGTCTTAAGTTTTGTTACTAACATCACTTACTCCTATACTAAAAAATTAAAAGAAACTCTTTACTTTTTCTACTACGCCACCAAGGCCACCAAGACCACCACTTGATATTACCAAATACGCAATTAGTCCAATTCCTATCAAGAATACCAGCCATTTTCTTTTAGCTGCAACCCCATAAGCCTTAGCAGTAACTGCTTTGATTTTATCCAGCTTGTAACTTCTCTTGTCTGTTTTCTTTGTTCCTTTTACTTCTTTCTTTTCTTCCTTAACTTTCGACTTAGCAGACCTTCTCGATAGAGAGGTTTTAATTTCAGTCGATGAAGAAGCTTTGTCGGCAGCCCTTCTTTTTTCTAATATAGATTGTAACCTATTATCGCTTGACATGCAAGATACTCCTTTTTATTTTTTCCAGCCTTCTAAAATGAAGCGCAAAGAATTTCCGCCTAATATATTGTTAATAACTTCTGGTGAATACTTGTCTAAACCTATACCATTTTTAAGACAAGAGAGGTATCTTGTCAACCTTGGAAGTTCTGATATGTCTACTATTTCATCTGGAGGGTCTGTAAATCCATCAAAATCTGTTCCTATTGCTAGTATATCATCCCCAGCAACATTTCTTACATGATTCATTGTTCTTTCAATATGTTTTAAACCAAGACCTGTGTCATGTGAACCAATCCAATAGTTCATAAAGATTATACCAACAAGACCATTATGGACTGCCATCCATTTTAGTTCCCAGTCTTCTAGGTTATACGGATCTGGATTGATTTCAAAAACGCCGGTGTGACTAGAGAATACTCTGGAAAGATCATTTCCAACTATGTCGTAAACCTCTTGTCTTGCCTTTGGTGTGCAGTGACCTATATCTATTAGCATACCCATATCTTTCATAGACTGCACAACGTTTTTCCCAATTGGTGTCAATCCTTCGTTCATGTCCCACCCCGAAAGAAGACTCTTCCAGTTATCTTTTTTAATTCCGTACTCTGGATAGGGAAACACTGGGCTAACTACGTGGTTTTTGTAGAAATGAGCTAGAGTTATATAAGCCACACCCCTGTTCCAAAAATGCTCTAGGTTTGTTAGAATTTCGTGTTCTATTAACTGAGGAAGAGCCGTGGAGTCTTCTACTTTTTTTCCACTTAATTCCCCATGAAGGCTATGAGCGCCCTCTATAGAATGAATAAGACATATGTCATTACTCTCTAAGCCTTTTACAAGCTCGTCTGAGCTTTTGGCAAATTTAAACCTTCCTCCGTATTGTTCTACCTCTTTTTCCATTAAGTCCATCATAGTGTTGGTTGTATCAAAGTAGGTAGGGTCAAAGATGCGTTTTCTAACACTGGGGAATAACCATTTTAACCATCCTATTAAACCTTGATCTTCAGCCCATTCAGCTTCTGGAACATAGGACGTAGAAAGTAAAACATCAATACCTCCCTCTTCTATTTTAGGAAAAGTGTTTCTTTCACTGAAAGGCCAGAAGCCTCTTTTAAACAACCCCGCTAAAAACCTTGAGTCTTTTCCGTTTAAACCTCTTTCAAAAAGAAAGTTTTTCAAAGTCGCGTGATTATGCCAGTCGAAAATAATCGCATTTTTATGTGTGTTTTGCCAGCTCATTTAAATAACTCCCGAATTTGGAACCACAGGAACTTCATAATCTTGAAAATTTTCTGGAAAGGGCATAACGAACACCTCTAGGTTCGATGGGTTGTCAATACCAATGCCAGAAAGCTGCATAGGTTCAGACATAATAATGTCAGATGGAAAATTATATGAAATGGCTTGTACTGTTGTTGTTATTGTTGAAGGTTCCACCAAAAGTTTTCCTGTAACGTCCCAAGCTGGAATAAAAAATTCTGCTGAGTTTTGAAATAGATCATAATGTTTTTCAAAAGCCAACTCTCCATTTATATAAGATTTAAAAATTTGATGTGTAATTCCTTTTTCAGCAGGGTTTTCTACAGGAATCCACTCTGATCTTAGTTTTGGGTATTTCATTATATATTATTTCTTTTTAAATCTTATATTGGTTTCATTATTAAACTTATCATTAGAATGAAATGATGTTAAAAAATTATGTTTCCTTAAGTAAGCATCAGTGTCTTCTGCTGTATTTTGATTTATATACAAAATATCTTTTTTAACTGCTGCTTCAACCTCACCTTCTTGAATAATATTAATGTATTCTCCTAATCCCTGCAATGCTTTTAAATCACTTCCTTGTACATCACAATGATAATGATCTATTTGTTTTATTTCTGTATCTGTCATTTGCTCTATAAATGTTTTTAGTGTAATTGCTTTTACTTTTATTGTCTCAGTAACTTTAAAATCTTTTCTTCCCGGCCACATTTCTGCTAAATTAGAATTAAAGTTCAATAAAGAACTACAGCCCCAATCTGCTTGTCCTGCTATATGGAAATCGGCTTCTCCATCAAAATCTGAAACAGCACAGGGAATTATATGATAACGATCAGAAAAAGATGCACTTTCTTTAATCATATGTTCTATTAATCGAGGAGTAGGTTCAAATGCAAAACAAATCCAATCTTCATTTTTTTCAATTTGTCGTAAAGAAGATGTTCCCCAATTAGCTCCAACATCAAATAATATTTTCATTATTACCTATTTTGAAAATGGTTTCTTTCGTCTTGTTTTAGTATTGCCCTGTTCTCTATTTCTACGTCATACGAGGTGTGAGTGGTCGTCAACCATTTGCATTTTATTTCTCTCGCAGCCCTATCGCCCTTGTCCCAAAAAATACAAGTCCACTTTCCATGCCTTTTTGATAGTAGAACATCAACATCGTGAGTAGAGCTTCTGCTGTAGGTTACAAGATATTCTCTAACAACAAAATCGGAACCCAGCTTCCAGTTTCCCGTTCTTTGTTTAGTGATCGGGTTTAACACAGGAAGTAAAACTCTATCCTTCCATTCCCACCAAATATACTGAGTCATCCTTAATACAAATTCACCAGTCTCTTCATTGATGTTATATACATGATTAATTTCAACGTAGTCGCAGGAATCTAATAATACAGTGTCACTCCGTGGGCTTGACGCAGTTAGGACAACTGCAACCATCGCCATCACAAGCACATTTATCTTCTTCGCAAATACATTCATTACAATCACAACCTTCGGGCAATTCTACCTCAATAGGATCTGAACCGGGAACGTTTATAATAATTCCATCTAAGCCACCATTTTTGATAATGGCAAACGTAAGTCCTATTAGCAATGTAATAATTGCCATGATTGATGTTTTACTTTTAAGTGTAGCTTTCATTTTATTTCTCCATAAAAAAGGGGGAGCGAGGAACCCCCGCCCCCCAAGTTCAGTTGCTAAATTAGTTATCCAATTTTTTGTCTATCCTCTCAAGGATATCAGCAATCCTCCGCTGGTCATTAACAATCTTTGTCATTACATGCTGCATGTTACGCTGAATTTCAGCCCAACTACGAGGCACGTAAACCAAAGGTGTTCCATCGGCGTCACACTTTTCGTGTACTTCATGAAGTCCTTTTAACCAACCGCTTTCTTCACTCGTCAAGGTCGAGTTTTTGCTCGACGTTTTAGAAATTAACATTTCAATTACCTTTATTAATCCCATCGTTATGGCTATTACAGCAACAAGTGCTGGCATTTCAGTATTCATGATATACCTCTAATAAAAAACTAACCAGTTATGTCACTGTAATTCTTCAAGTTCGTACCAGCCGCCGTTCCACCGGAAGTGGAGTCAGTGGTGTAGTCTACGAAGTTTGATAGAATTACAAATTCACCAGCAGTTTCTTTACTAGTAACAGCACCGTCTGTAGCCAAGGCTACGGAATCACCACGGTTCAAGATAGTAGTCTTTGCAGCACCATCGGCGGCGTAAACTTTACCATTGAACAAGTCGAGAATGGTATCGCTCCACAATCCATGTTGACGATATGTAGACTTCTCATGAATGTTGCCAGAGTTTCTTTGCCCAGTATCTGAACCGGGAATTGAAATCAGGTGTCCAGTAGAAGCTGCACCAGCAATTTTGGTTGCCGTACCGCCTCTGATTAAGAAGCCAGTATCTGTAGCCGAACGAGTAATTGATCGTCCGTTAGGATTATAAGCAAAAATATTGCCAGACAAATTAGAAGCTACGGAAACACCGGGTTTTGTAGCAGTCCCAGTCTTAACAATAAGCTTTGATCCAGAAGATTTAATACCTTTAACCAAGTCAATAACGTTCTTGATATTAGCCTTACTGTTAAAACCACCAGCAGTTCCACCACCAGCAATCGTGTGTCCATCAATATCTTCTGCCGCAGCACCGCCAGCAAAATCCACACTAGTGACATTGGCATTAATGCCTGTCATTAGCCGAATAGAAGACTTCTTCTTAAACCTATACGTTGCATCAACAAGAAGCGTAAGTGTCAAAACACCAGCCCCGCTGTCAGCAACAGTAATAGAATTCGTACCAAAACCAGCAGCGTTGTCAATGCAAAGCTTCAGGGCTGTTGCAGCGGCAGTGGCGTCAGTATTAATAAACTGAAGACTTCCTGCTGTCGTTGACCCCTTTGCTGTAAACACTCTAGTAGTGCCAGCAGCGTCGGTGATTGTAATAGTATCATCAACAGTGCAGGCTCCTGCAAAAGTGATAGTACCTATCGTAGTTGTGCCATCATCAAGTGGCCGTAAATGTGAACTTAAAGTCATAATTATTTACCTTTCGTGTTAGCCAGTGATGGCACTGTAATCTAGATTATTAGTAGTGAACGTAACGTGGTTGAACAACAGTGTCATTTCACCCGGAATTGCCCTAGTTGGAGTAGCAGCGTTGTCAGTAGCCAAAGACACAGTAGAACCACGATTGGTAATACCAGTCTTAATCGTACCATCACTCTGCAATAGGTTTCCACCATACAGATCGAAGATGGAAGTTGCCCACGTACCTGATTGGCGATACTTATGTATGCCGTTCGGAACATGAATACTACCAGCACCACCATCATGGCGAGCAGTAGTGTCAGAACCACGGGCGTGGAAGTCGATGGTAGAAGTGGCTACACTAGCAATCTTAGTTGAAACACCACCCCTAATCACAAAACCCGTATCAGAAGATGATCGCGTGATTTCTGGAGAGCTAGGATTGTAGGCGAGCTTGCCAGTAGATTCTGCTGTCGTGACACCAACCGTGTTGGCAGTACCAGTGCTAGCAAGAACTTGAGAGCCAGAAACTTTTCGACCAGAGACTATGTCAATAAGACTTTTAGAATTGCCTTTTGCGGAAGATATGTTACCACCATTAAGAATGGTGTGCTTATCTTTTTTATCACCTTCAGCGTGTCCACCAGTAAAGTTTGTAACCGTCACAATAGAAGAAGCAAACTTGCTATTAATGCTAGTGTCACCTTTTTCGCCAGCGGTTGCTTGGGTGAAAATAATTGACTTTGATCCATCAGAAACAGCTACGTCAGCACCTGCCGTAATTTTGCCATTGTGTCCATTAGCATGTGCAATGACTGCTTTAAGTTCATTTAACACAAGAGATTGTGAATGTGAACTTAAATTATTCTGAAAAGCAACGCATGTGCCTAGAGCAGCGGTTTCAGCAGATAGGGTGTTAGCACCAGTGTCATCACCCGCTGTCAAAACTACGCCAGTGGCAGATGCGCCAGACTCTGCACCGTTGCAAAGAACGTATATTCTTCTCGTTCCATCATGCGACGTAATGTCAACAAAATTTCCTTCTGTGAACTGATCAGCCGTAGCCAGATCGCCATCTGCAACTGATATTGTTGCAGTCGCGGCTGAACTAGTCACCGCTGATTGTTTGTGTGTGCTTACAGTCATGATATTTACCTTTCGTATGACTATTCTGCACAGTTTCCTTTAATTCCTATATAAAGATCCAATCCATATATATTATACACCATTAGAGAAGGTCTTCCACTATTTTTGTAGACATTAATCTTAAAGCGTGTATATCTACGTCTTCAAATGTTTTAATCTGAGGTGCGGTAAACGCTCTTACACAAGAGGTAACAAGAACACCAGTCTTTTCCTGCATTTGGTAAGATGCTATTGCGTTATCGGATATGTCATCAACTATAAAACCAGTTGAATTAACCACATGATGCACGTCGTTTATCTTAAGAAGCTCGCACATCATAAGAACAGTTTTTAACGGGAATAGTCTATATTCTATCAAAGCCCGAAGCTCAACGTCCCTTTCTTTGCAAATAGATAGACAGACTTTTAAATCTTCTCGTATCTTTGACCAGTTTCCTTCTTTAATATAGCCGTTATTAATAACAAGATCTATAAAAGAAGCCCCTTGTCTAATGGCTAATATGATTTCATGCAGCCTGACCTGAGTACCGCTTAGGCCATACGGAAAATCAATGGCCGCTGAGAATTTTTGATCTTTAAGAAAGTCATTTACGCGACCCATGAAACCAGAGGGGATGGCAACAGAGCTAATATCTTTATCAGACGCTACAAAGATAGCCTTCATTATGTCATTGTAGGTAGAGTCTTGATTGTAACAAGCTAGTTCAATAAGCATTTCTTTATTTTTTCTAAGGATTGTATTATATTTCTTCTCGCCGTTTCCCTACTGTAGCCATTAGATTCTGCAATTTCCTTCATTGTCATCCTTTGGAAAAATCTCTGCTCAAGAACTTTTCTGGACTTTTTATCCACTCTCTCTAATAAATCTTTAACTTCTAGACACTTTATAAAGTCTTCATTAGAAGCAACAACGATATAGCTAAGGCATGCTTCTGTTTTTATTCTTCTGTGTTTGTTTATTTCGTAAATTTGCTTTTTACATTCCCAGTCAATTCTATTATATAAAAAGGATGTAAACTTTCTTCCTCCGTTTGGATCAAAAGCTTTTAAGGCTTGCCATAAAGCCACCATTTTACATCTTTCAATTTCGTCGTATGGTATGGTAGCTCTATACCTTGAACAGACCTTGTTCATTATTTTCATATTGTCTGTATTTTTCAAAGCTTTCTTGAATTCCTCTTCTGCTACTTCCTTCATTGTTCTATTATCCTAAAAGATTTTTAATCTTATCCATTGTATTATACGCTGCGCTTCCAAAGATACCGTCTGCAAACCCGTAAGACACAGCTTCTTCCGCTGTAAACCACCAGTCTTCTTTGGATTTTAGTTTACGTTTTAGGTAAGCCTTGCATTGTTTTTTTGTCATCTTCTTAAAGAAAGTGCCACTATTAAAGCATCTATCGCAATATATATCATACAACTGCACCATGGTGCTTTTAGAAAATTCATAGTAAGAGTTAAACTGCTTAACAGTTCCAGAGGTTTCTTCATACCCTTCATGCACCAACCAGCAGCAGTTAGGCATCGTAAGGCGTAGTCCATTTTTATAAACAGCCTGCGGGATAATACTACCCATCGACGCTGCAACACCATGACATATAAAAACAAGAGGACAGGGAGTGGCAACAAGACTATCATAGATAACCATTCCACACTCCCACTCCCCACCTATACTGTGCTGATGAATAATTATAGGTTCATCACTAACGCTTTCTAGAATCTTTAGATTCTTTAGAAATCTATTAGCCACCCTATACTCAACCCCCGCGTCTTCTTCTCCATCGTAATATGAATGTAAAAATATTTCTCTTTTTGCAACAATTACGTCATACTCATGAGCCTCAGAAACAATAGATTTATCTAGTGTGCTTTTTTTGTTTGTCACGAATCCCCCCACAGCGATAATGTTTACTCACTCTGAAAAATTCTTCCTCCTGCTTTACTCTTCTTTTTTTCGTACAGCATTAGCGTATCAAAATATCTTTCATCATCATCATCATTTGTGCTTGCGTATAGTATTTCTCCAGTTGGCTGAACAAAAATAGCCCAGTATTTGTCTTCAGCAAGGACACCCCTAACAGTATCAACAGTCTCCTGCATGTCGTCGTCGATAATAAATTTTACACCGCACAGTTTATCTTCTATGTCTTTTCTTACTTGGGGAAACTGAAAAAGTTTTCCAACCCCAAGGAAAAACCTATACCTACCGGCTATTGTTAAAAGCTCGACCCCCTCGGCTTTTTCTATTTCGAGCTGCACACCCTTTGTGATGTCAAAATTTGTATACCCCATCCAGCAATCAAACTGATTTAATATACTCATCTTGTCATGGAGTTGATACATTCCCATAGGAGTGGTGATTAACTTAGGTATCTTCTCCATAAAAAGTAAAGCATCCTCTACTAAGTTTTCTTCTTCACCTTCTGATACCTCTTGGTATATTTCTTCTATTAATTCCTGCTCAAGTACGTCTTCGTCCCATTTTTCCCAAGCTATCACTCTTTTCTTGCTGGACATCACTCACCGCCTTTTATTAAAGACCAGTACCATTGAACTCCGTAGTCTTAGTGACAATCTCGCTGGGTTTAACAACGGGTTCGGAGTTTTCTTTTATACTGGAGAACATTTCGGGGTATAGTTTTTCGGCGCGTTGATACTGTAAAACAGCCATATAATTTATGAGCGCGTCGTACTGATCCTCCCTATCTTTTTCCTTCATTTTTTCCCTAATAAAATCAAGAGACTCTTGAATTAATTCACCTCCGGTAATCATCACAAAAGTCTCAGCGAACATCTTAGATGCGTCTGGGTTTTTGTCATTATTCCATCCAAAATCTAGCCATATGTCGCCATCTGCCGTTATTTTCCAAGTGGCATGTGCGACATACTCTTCGTCTTCTTGTTTTGCTTTTTTCTTTTTAAACCAGTCAAACATATTAATCTCAGCGTCTAGGATAGCGTTCTTTTAAAATCTCTAGTCTATCTGTTGCGTCAACAAGAATATCAAGTGCCTCATCTAAATTTTTATGAAAGTCACCAGTTGAGTGATCGCCAATACCAACGGCATTATTTAGCAGAAGGTCAAGAGATAGTTCAGCTTTTGACATATCCATTTCTGCCTTAATCCAAAGATATTGAATTGCTTTTTTCTTTACTGTATAGTTTTCCATCTTTTTCATTCCTGATACTGGGTTAAAATTTCCATGTTACAACTGTTTAAACATTAAAGGGAACTCGTTATGCGCCCATGTCACGTTTTGAAATGCATACTCCATCATTTCTAAATCAATCACTTCGCCCTTAAGGTAAAGATTATTTAATTTTTCTTCCGAATACTCGTGTAGCTGTCCCGCCACCAAGGGCGGGTCTTGAACACAATTGGAAGGTATACTAAACAAAACATTTTGTTTATACGATGCCATATTGTGCCTATCTGTTTCTTCTCTACACTTTCCGGCAATCACTCCCTCCCACTGTCTTAAATAGTCAAACTTAAATTTATGTGAAAGATCGCTTAATTCTTTTGTTCTAAACACATGTCCATCCAGCGATATAGGATAGCCATAATTTAGTTTCGAGTCCCATTCTTTCCAATTCCAACGAACAAACATGCCGCTTTGATCGTAGGCTTTTAACTCAAACTTTTCTTGTGGTCTCATGTAGTATTGAGTTGTGGTATTTAACCCAAGACGAAAAGAAAAACAAAAAACATCATCTGTCAGGACATCAATTATAGCCTGTGGTTTAGATGCAAGTCTTTTATAAAAAATGCAATCATCTACTATCCCACAGATGTAATCTGTTTCGCAGGTTTTCAAAGCATTTAAAAAATCCTGAACAAAATTCTCTTCTTTTTCCCAGACGAGATTGCTTAGGATTCTCTCAGATTTAAGTTTTTCATACCCCTTCGCAAAGTCTTCATTTGAAGATGTGTATATAATTTTTATTTCATTGAACAAATACGGCGCATTAAGATTAATGCTTTCCAAAAGCAATCTAAGTTGAGAAGATCTATTCTTTGATAAGATTAGTCCATTTATCATCGAGGTTCTTTTTCATATCCTCCCATAAAATCCTAACTAGTGTCACGCTAGCTTCGTTGTCACTGGGATAATGCACGCCTTGCATAACCCTAGCCTTTCCGGCTAGTCGAGAAAATTCGTAAAACTTTGATTTATGTTCTGGGTGCAGGCTAGACAAAATTTCAGCCACAATAGACGCCTGAGCTTGATGTCCAGAGGGGTAGGCTGGAGTTTGATGAGTGTCTGTGTTTATAACAGAAATAACATACCCAAGATGAGCAGCTATCTGAATTGGCCTAGGTCTCCTGAATTTATACTTTAATTGCAAAAGCGCAGTGTCTACATGGTCAATAGAAATATCTATAAGGTCTTGTGGGTAAAGAAGACCCATTCTCTTTACGTAGGGCTTAAAAAGATCTTCAGGGTCTTCATCAACTATTTCAACAAGCCTGATGTCATCCCTAGATAAATTTCTAGTAAGTCTCTGAACTTGTTCTAAATCTATTTTAGTAAGATCGCTTGAGTTAACAGGAGGCTCTGGAATAATGGATCTATAGTCAATTTTAATGAGAGGTGTTGACCTCTTAAATTTAACATTTTGCTTATCTGACAACTCCCCTTCATACCTAATGGAATTTATTTGATCAGAGCCGCCTGTGTCATTTAGTATGTGTATCATCTTTTTCTTGGATTGCCTTAATAGCGTCTAAGATACATTTAGCTGAGTTGTTCCAACTAAACTTCTTGGCGGTGTCAATTCCAGCTTGGTTTAAGTTAAGTTTATCTTTTTTCTTGAGGTCGTGAACAGTTTTCATGTGTTCTGCGATTGCCTCTACTTCCTTCTCTCCAATTTTTCCCCACTCTCCCTGTCCCCTGAACCATTTTCCATCTTCAGCGACCTCTTTTTCGGGTAGGTCAACTAAGTAACAATTTTCTTCGTTGCAAAATTCCGTATGCCCAGAATAATTTGTTGCTATTACGTTTTTCCCACAAGACATCATCTCTAATAGATCAAGATTCCAACCTTCTGCCCTTGCGGGGAAAACTCCACAATCAGATTGTGACATTATATTATACACATCTGACTGCGCGCCTTGCCTTGGGATGACTTTAATCTTATCGCCTAGTTTAGATGATCTGTAGAGCCTTTCCCATTCAAAATTTTGGTCATCTGAGTAAAAAGGGTTGTCGCAAAGCATCCAAAGCTCTACGTTATCATCTTCCTCAAAAGCAGCATTAAAGGCGTTTACCAAAATATCGTGGCCTTTTCTAACCTCCCATTTGCCAACATTAAGAAAAACAGTCTCTTCTCTTTGAGTGAGAGTTTCTCCGAAAATTTCCCTATCAACCCCCAGTGGTATTACAAAAGTTCTATCCGCAATATTTGCGTCTTCACCAAGTGTTTCTGTAAGATCTTTTACTAAAATGTCTTTAGCCCACTGACTGCAAACAAACCAGTAGTCACAATGCCCCAAGTGATGTCTTTCTAAATCAACCAATCTGTCAAGTTCAAAAATAGGAAAACCTATCTTAGGGCCGCGACCAACAAACTGAGACATATCGTGTTGATGCCAGAGTCTAATTGAAGGGGCGTGAAAATCAGGCCATCTTGAGTTTGCAATTAAAGGTTTTAACATTTCGTGATATGCTTCTGGAGCATCAATATTTGATATAGTAAACAGTGATACTGTATGACCAGCCTCACTCAAAACCTTTGAGAGGTTGAGTCCTGTTACTCCATACCCCAATTGATTAATTGGTGCAGACAAATTAATATTTACGGTAGTTTCTAAAAAACTCATTATAAAAGTTCCCTTGTTTGTTCTATTAAGCTCTTCCAGTACGACAATTTAATCTTGTCGAAATTATACGTTAATTCTTGTACTTTGTCCAACTGTGATTTTAAAAAATCAAAAGTGATATCTCCCCAGTCATCGATAAATACATGAGGGAGGTCTTCTAGATAACTATACGCAGTTTTCTTCTTTAAAACAGGAATGCATCCAGAATATACACATTCTAAAATTCTATAACAATCTATTCCATTACCTTCAGGACAAAGAGCAAATGCGTGATTACATAAATCTGACAGGTATTCTTTGTAAGGTTTAGCTTCTGTAATGATAGTTGCCCAAGGTGGATCATACTTAGAAAGAGCTTGCTTTAGTTTAATCCTCTCAAGAGTATGCCCTTGCCAATTTACATACGCCCAATTCACTCGGTCTGCGGTCGAATGTTTGAGCGGGTTTGATGGGGGGATACAGACCTCTGATATCTCGCTTGGTGCATCTTTTCCTACACCAATTGGTATGTTAATTATTCTTTCATCTTCGATCATAGAATTAACGCAGAACCATTTAACAACATTGTTTGGTATTCTATTGAACGTAGAGTAGGTGCTAGAGTGGCACTTAACAGAATAGCGATCTGTTACTTTACACTTATCAACTTCGCATCTTTGAGGAATGATAAGAGGAGAATATCCAATGCCCGATATTTCAGCTTCTATAAAAGGAAGCCACTTAATCATGTCGGCAGGTACGGGGTGTTCTTCCTGTAGAGCTACGCCGTAATCACTAAAGGCGCTGATAACAATATATCTATTGTTTGTATCATGACACTTTTCAAAGAACTTGTGTATATGCTCTATATTGCAATAGACCACGCCGGATTCAGGTATAGAATCATCGTCGTGGTCTATTTCATAATTGGAATCTCCAAGAGACATCCAAGATTTTACATTTATAATTTCGTTTGGGTTGAGCATTACCTTATTATAACAGGTACGCTAAAATTAAGCCAAGTGGAATAATTGAATGTTTATTGCGTTTTCTCTTTTAGAATTTTATTAAGAACAGCTTCAACTTCGTTTTCAAAATCGGAAGCCATCATGTTCATAAACATCTCTATTTTGATAGACGTATCATTATTCATCATCAATCCCATAACAGCGTTTTTTTGAGCCTCTCTTACTCTTTTTTTAAGTGAGTAATTTTCAATTCCTAAATATCCTATCATAACTACTACCGCAATACGGTAGGCAATATTTAGTTTCTTCATTAGTTTACCTTTTATTAAAAG